TATTGTCAAAACCCCCATGAAACGTGGAATAACGTGGAATAACTAGCGCGACCGAGAGGGCGATCCTCGGACCGGGGGAGGGAGGGTGAGTGTGTGTGTGTGTAGTAGTTACTTAATTTTTTTTTTCTTCATACCATACTACTACACCCTCCCTCTCCCTCCTCCCCGAGCCTACCCTCCCGCGATCCTAGTTATTCCACGTTTCATGACGTTTTTCCACAGTCGCACGAGTATCACTATTTGTCACGGTTCGCAACGGTATCACACGCGGTTAATGCGACTCGAACACATACACTTGTGGCTGCCCGTGCTTCAATTCCGCACGCAGCGCGGGCCGCGTGCGCTTCGCCACGCGCACGACTGGGCGCGATTCATACCACACTCCGTCAATCCACGCTACTACCCGAGCCGCGCTAGTGTCTACCGCGCTCCAATCGGTGCGATAAATGCGCGCACCCTGTGTTTCATCCCATAACCGTACCATGATAGCTCTCCGTTTGGTTGCCCTACGCTCACTAGTCTAGTTGCTAGTCGCGCGCGCACCAAGCCCTGTTACAACTATGTCAGCGCGCTTACTGCAGCCGAACCACCCCCTTTCACGCTCCTTGCGGACCGAGGTAGGGGGGAGCAAATTCGGACTCCTTCGCGCGGGGATATAGCCCTCTTCCGTGGTGCGGGCCAGTTTTGGTGAAAGATCCGCGGAGGATCGACCGCCGCTCTTCCGCGGTTCGAAGAACCTTGATTTCTCGTCCCCGATGGTCTATAATCCGGATGGAATGGAGAGAGCGCTTCGCGCGGAGGCAGAAATGAATTTGATCGAAACAATTGCGGGGCACATTGCTGCTGGCCTCAGCGCGGCGGCTAGCGCGGCCCGGTTAGCTGCGGAGCACGGGCTCGAAGTGAGCGAAGACTGGGTCCGCAAAATCATGAGCGCGGACGGATTCAGTTCCGCGGTCGCTTCGGCCCAGACGAAAGTCGGGGCGGTCGCTGAGGACCTGTCCTCGGTCGCCGAAGCCGCCGACAGCGAAGTCAAGACTGTCGAAGCGGATGCAGAGAAGGTTGTGGATGAGGCGAAGGCGTTGCCCAGTGCCGCAGGCGCCGCGATTGCCGAGGCAGAAGCCAAAGCCCTCGGCGAAGTTCCAAAAGTTACGGGTGGCGGAGAGACTACGGGAGCCTCCCCGGCAGTGGAGGCGACAGCCCCCCAGACCGTCCCTAGTCCCGCCCCCGGCCCAATTGAAGGAGCATGATGAAGGTCCTCGACGACAAGGGTGTGGTCGTTACCGAAACGCTCAACCGCAATCCCGCGGAAGCAGCGGCGGAAGCTCTCGCGCACCTCGGTCGTCAGGACCAATCATCCCTCCTCACCGATGCCGCCAATCTAGCCCCGGTCGCAATTGAACTCGAAGCCGTCCGCCTCTATGCAGAAACCGGCAGCCTTGCTGCGGTCTCGCGTCGTCTCGGCATTGCGATCTACCAATTGCAAAAGCTCCAACGCACGGACTGGTGGCAGGCCGAACTGGCTGCTCTACGCCGTGAGGTTGCTGCTGTCAAAACGGCCAAGCTCGAGAAGCTCCACGGCATGGCCCTGGAACAACTCGAAGACCGCCTTTGCCATGGTGACTTTGTTGCTATTGGCTCCCGTATGGTGCGCGTTAAGCTTTCGGGCAAGGACCTCGCGCGCGTCAGTGACTCGATTTTCAAACAACGCCAGCTCCTCACCGGTGAGCCTACTGAGATTCGCGAGAACAAGCAACTCGAAAAGCTTGCCGCGAAGCTCCGAGCCCTTGGAATGCGCGACCCAGTCGCTGCCGCGCAAATTGTCGAAGGGGAGGTGCGGGATGTCACCACCGAAGAAAGAGCTACGCCTGACCCCAACCCTCTGGATCAAGAAGCCTCCAGTGGATGGCGAGCTACCTCCATGTCCACCGATCAACGCGATCACGTTAGCGCAGATGCTCGAGGGGATGATTAATGAATGGTTTACTGCGTGGTGCGAAGTACGGGGGATTGTCGCGCTTGACGCGCCAGGAACGAATAACCCTCAGTTTTATCGCTTTACACAGAGAGGCTCAGTGCGCGATCTCTGGGGATCAATCGCAGAATTCGACGACCAGCTCAGCTCTTGGTTGCGCGGAAGGACCAAAGTCTACTGGCGAATCAAACCCCGCTGGACCGAGCACTTCGTCATCGAGTGTGAAGTCTGGGCTGAGTGTTGACTGCGGGGTCTGCGGCATGCCGATGTATAAATGCAGTTGCGACTTCGGAGTCTAAAATGCCTACGTTTCCCACTTCCATTAATGGCCTCGTCCTGGTCAATACCATGGCGCAGCTGGAAGCGCTTGATGGAGCAGTGTTTAACTCTGTGATGGTCACGCAGGTGAGCGGCGGCGCGCAATTGTGGGGATATCTGCCTCCGCCTCAAACGGCCAATGGCACGACCATCGTCGCTGGTGCGAACGGGAGTTACTTCGGCCTCGAGCCGCTCTCAGGCTCCGGTGGAGGCGGCGGGTTTACGAACCCGATGACCACAGCTGGCGATATCATCGTCGGTGGGGCTAGCGGTGCAGCACAGCGCCTCGGCATTGGGTCCGCGGGTCAGGTACTCACGGTCGTGAGCGGCGCGCCCGCATGGGCTACGCCTAGCGGAGGCGGTGGTGGCATCCCCGCGACCGAACGCGCGATCAACGCTTCCTACGACTACGGCATCCTCGCCAGCGCAGCCGCTTCGACCAACACGACCGCGTTCAACTCAATGATCTCGGCCGCTATCTCCGAAGGCAACGAGATTTATTTGCCCTACGGCAACTTCACCATCAACGGTCCGCTCAACGTTGGCTCGAGCACTTCGACCAACATCACCGGCTTCGTGTTCAAGGGTGCAGGCAGCATCAACACCACGATCACCCAGATGGGCAACAACATGCCCATTTTCAACATCACTGGCAACCTGATGCACTCGTTCAAGTTCGAGGACATTGGCTTTGCCTACAACACGCTTCAGCCCGTGGGCGACACAGCCAGCTGCGTGTTCCAGATCAACGGCGGGAGCGGCTCGAGCTTCTACAACTCCACATTCCGGAACATTCGCGCCCAGAACTTCAACATGTTCTTCAACTGCACCTCGTGTTCCGCATGGGGCTTGCACATGGAAGATATCTGGTACGGGGACTGCTCACTGGGGATCAACAACATCACCGCGCAAGCTGGTGAGCCGCGTTGCGAGTTCCAGAACCTTTACATCCTCGCACCGAGCTGCACGGGTGTGCTCTTCACTCACAACGCGATGACCGCGCACTACGATAACATCGAGTGCAATGGGTTGAACAGCGGCGCAACGCTCCTCTTCGACGACGGCGGTGGCACGCACATGATTGGCCACTGGGCGCTCGAGGTGGCGACCTACAACGCAAGTGGCAACACCATCCTGTTCGAGCTTCACAATTCCGTGATGCTGGCGAACCACATCTACCTCAACACGCTCACCATCGGCAGCGGCGCAACCGTCTACGCGTTCCACTGCGAGCAGACCTCGGGCAACATCTCCTACTACAAGGTCAGCTATGCCTTCGGCGTGAACTGGACCAACAACGGAGCCTTCTACGTGAGCGACAGCCCGGGAGGCCAAAAGTGCCACCTCGGCCAGGTCAGCTTCCCCTGGGGTTCGAACTGCGCGCTCACCGTGGCGACCTTCCAGGCGCAGAACGTCTGTGTGGATGACTGGAACGACGAGACCAACGTCAATTTCCTCACCAACACGGCGACTCAAACCGCGCTCACCTTCAACAGTCCGCGCATGCAGATCCTCAACGCCACGCTCACGCAGGCTTCGTCGATCACAATCCCGGACTCGACTGCGGTGCCCTACAATCTCTTCGACGGTCGGCGATTCACCTTCGTCAAGACCAACAAAGCCGCTTACGCGTTCACGATCAAGTCGACCAACGGCACAACGGTCTCGAGCATCCCGGCTTCGGCCCAGGGCAAAATCGAGCTCATGTTCGACGCCGGCTCGCTGAACGCCTGGGTCGTGCTCGAGAACACGACCTTCAGTTAAGGAGTGCACGGTGGAACTCGTACCTACGCCCATCCAGTCGTGCATGAGCTTTTCTGGCACATTGCAAGATGCTCTCTGGGAAGTCATTAATCAAGAGCGCTTTGCTGAAATGTCCTTTGCAGAGATCGTAGGTACGCTCGAGTACCTCAAGTGGAACATCATCAACCGTAGCGATAGGTAAAAGCTGTGGCCCGCAAACCTGCCTCGTACCCCTACCCAACAGCCTCAGCAGAGAGGTTGGGAGTAGACTCGAGCCTCGTTGCGGGCTTCAGCGAAACCTTCCTGGCCCATGGTTTCGACAAGCCAAAGCCCACGCCACAGTTCCACTACGACCTCTGGGCTTGGGACCTTTCGCCTCAGCCACTCGGTGTCGCGGTCTGTCCGCGCGGTCACGGCAAGACCACGGCCTCGACCATCACTTGCACCCTCGCCGACGTGCTTTTCGGAGCCGAGGACTTCGAGATCATAGTCGGCGTCAACGAGCCCAAGGCCAGTAAGTTTCTCCAAAACATCTCCTACATCCTCACCGATCCAGCATATGCAGACCTCCAGCAAGCGTTCGCCGTCCAAGTTCTCATCGATAACGCGACGGAGCTTGTTGGACGAGTGCAAGGTCGAGAATTCTGTATTCTTGCCCGAGGACGTGGGCAAAAGGTCCGTGGTGAACTTTGGCGCCAAAAGCGTCCTGGAAAGATTAGAGTCGACGACCTCGAAGACGATGAGGAGGTTCTCAACGACGATTCACGAGATAAGTACAAGAGCTGGTTTCTGAACGCGGTCCTGCCCGCAGGGCGGGAAGACTCGAAGATCCGCATGGTCGGGACTATTCTGCACTCAGATTCCCTGCTCCAGAACTTTCTCGACGACTCGCAACTAAATCCCCAGGCTGAGGACCCGCAATGGCACGGCTTCTTCCGGTCCGCGCACAAGAGCTTCAACGATTTCAGCAACCTCCTCTGGCCGGAAGAGTTCAGCGAGGCCCGGCTGCGCCGCATCCAGAAATGGTACGTGAAGCAAAAGAAGCCGAATGGCTACTCGCAAGAGTATCTCGGCAAGGCCATCGCCGAAGGGAATGAATTCTTCGCCGCGGAAGGCTTCATCGAGATGGAGAATCGGGACTTCAACCGCTCGATGGTCCGCTACGGCGCGATCGACTTTGCAGTCTCGACCAAAAAAGACACAGACAACACCGCGTTCAGCATCGTTGGTGTGAACTCCGACTACGAGCGGTGCGTTATCGACTGCCAAGCTGACATCATCGACACCCTCACAGCGTGCGAGAAGTGGTTTGAACTCGATTCCCAATACCGTCCCGAGGTCTGGTTCGTGGAAAACGAGAACATTGCGAAGTCTGTCGGCCCGTTCCTCAACACCATGATGCGCGAGAAGAATCATTTTCTGCCTATTGAACTTATTACTCCGAAGCAAGACAAGCAAATGCGTGCGCGCAGCTGGCAAGCAGCCCACGCAGCCAGGAGTTGTAAGTACAATAAACAGATGCCTGGGGGATATCAAGAGCTCGAGGACGAGATGCTTGGCTTTCCGCGCGCTAAGCACGACGACCGCGTCGACACGCTCTCCCTCATTGGCCTCAAGCTCGATGAGCTCTCGCGCGCACAAACCCCCGAAGAACAAGACGAAGACGACTACGAAGAGATGGTTTCCGAGACCAGCGAATCTGGTCGCAGCTCTGTCACAGGCTACTAATCGTGCATATCGAAACGAGACTTTCTCTCAAAACCATCCTCCAGGAGCCGAACCTCGTCCCATTCCTCGCGGAAGACGAAGTGCGCTGCCTTGGCTTTGACATTTGTGAGAAGTTCAAAGCAGACAAAGATTCGCGGCGTGAGTGGGAAGTGCGCATGCGACACGGTATGGAACTCGCCCTCCAGGTCTGCGACAAGAAAACATTCCCCTGGGAAGGCGCGGCCAATGTCAAACTACCTCTGGTTTCAGTAGGTGCTCTCCAATATCAGAGCCGTGTGTATCCAGCTCTCATTGATGGACCATTTCCTGTGGCTGCAAAACCAATCATCCCTGGCAACAAGGCCGAGGAGCAGCGCGCGGAACGCATTTCCGCGCACATGTCCTACCAGATCCTGGAAGAGATGCTCGATTGGGAGGAAGAGGCTGACAAGGCGTACTTGATCCAGGCCATCATGGGCTGCGTGTTTAAGAAGACCTGGTTTGACCCTGTGCGCGCGATCAACCGATCAGTGTGTGTCAACCCGCGCGACCTCTACATCAACTACTGGGCTACGAGTGTCGAAGAAGCCTCGCGCGTTACTCACCTCATGTACCTTTCCCCGAATGCGGTGCGGGAACTCCAACTCGCCGAGATCTTCTCCGCCTTCACCTCCGATCAATGGAAGGCTCAACCGAGCGTGCAAGGTCGCGAAGAAGTCGACAAGCGCGTTGGCTTGAACCCTCCCCCCGTCGATGACGCAACACCTTTCGAGATCCTTGAGCAATGCCGCTACATTGACCTCGACGGAGATGGCTATGCCGAACCCTACGTCTGTTCAGTCCGACACGACACGCAACAGGTCTTACGAATTGCTGCGCTCTTTACTCGCAAGGATATCGTCTGGGCCCGCGATCGGGCGACCATACTGCGAATCACTCCATGCGGTATGTACACTAAGTATCCATTTATCCCGAGCCCAGACGGGGGAATTTATGACTTGGGATTTGGCAGTCTCCTTGGACCGCTTTCGGAAGTCGTGGATAGCGCGATCAACCAAATGCTCGATGCGGGTACCATGTCGAATGCTGGAGGCGGCTTCCTTGGCAAAAACGCTAAGATGAAGAAGGGCGATCTGCACATTGCTCCGGGCAAGTGGATTACGCTGGACTGCCCGGGCTCGCAGATGAAAGACGCGGTAATGCCGTTGCCGGTGCCGAAGCCGAGTGGGGAATTGTTCCAGCTGGTCGAGTTTCTGGTCGAGTGGGGACAGCATTTGGTCGGTGCCACCGATGCGATCCTCGGCCAAAACCCTGGCCAGAACACACCGGCCCAGACCATGCAAACCATGGTCGAGCAGGGGATGAAGACCTTCAACGGGATTTACAAGCGCACGCACAAGGCCTTCACGCGCGAGCTGCAAAAGCTCTTCCGCCTGAATGTGAATTTCCTGGCCGATGGCCGCTCGTCGTTCTTCGACACGAAGGGAAGCTCCGCAGAGATCTTCGGCACGGACTACACCTCTGACGGGATCAATTTGATTCGTCCGTCGGCTTCGCCCTTCTACATGTCGGACTCGCAGAGGCTATCCCAAGCGCAGGCGCTGTTCCAACTTGCGCGCTCGGGTCCCGGCTGGGATCTCTACGAGGTCGACCTCAACCTCATGCGCGCGTGGAAAATCGACGATCCGAAGAAGTACCGCGTTGACCCTGCGCTCCTGATGGAAGCTCAGAAGTCTGGCGATATGTCGAAGATTCCTCCGGGCGCGATCCCGATGCCGAACCCTCAGATGATCATGGCCCAAGGCCGAGCCCAAATGGGCCAGGCCGCAGTCATGAAAGCCCAGACCGAGGCAAAGGTCAAGCTCGGCGAGCTGCAAATGGAAGCCGGCAAGCTCAAATACGAAGTCGCTTTGCTCAGCGCCCAGGCCGCGAACCAAATGGCCCAGGCCAAAGGCGTTGACCAAGGCCATGCGATCGCGCTCCTCGAAGCCCAGATCGCGGCCAAGAAAAACCACCTCGACAGCGTTATCAAAGCTCTCGAGCTGGCCCATGGTGTAATCGGAACTCAGGTAGACATGTACAATGAAGACGCTGACCGAGCCAATGAACTCTTTATGGCACAACTGGCGAACAAGCGAAGCAACGAAGCTGGTTCTGGAGGAGCTTCGGGCTCGGCGTAGTGTGCTGGCAGAAATCCTCGCAACTGGTGGATGCAGCGAGGCAGGAACCTCGTGCGAAACCGTCGCGATGAGATACGCGGACATGGTAGGCCGCGTTGCAGAGCTCGATGATATCATCGAGATTATGTCCAAGGTAGAAGAGGAAGATAGCGATGAGCATCCAAGAGATAGCGAAGACGAGTCGCCGGGCCTTGCGGGTCCCGGAGTGGGTTCCCAGTGGTAACAAGATCTGCATCATGCTCGACAAGGTCGAGAGCTTCAGCCACGGAGGCATCTTCGTGTTGCCCGCGCAGAGCGAGCGAGATTCAATGAACCAAACCGAAGGGACTGTCGCGGCACTCGGCCCTCTAGCCTACGCAGACATGCGAGGGTGGGACGAGGAAACGCAGACCTGGAAGCGCGTTCACTGGGTCGAGGTTGGCGATCGTGTGAAGTTCCAGCGGCACCATGGCTGGGTTCACATTGAGCCTGATGAGAATGGCGACAACGTCGAGTATCGCATCATGCATGACACGGACCTCACCATGGTCCTTAGCCAGAAGACAGGAGACTCAAATGAGTGACGTTCAAGACGGCGGCGTGGATCAGGCTCAAATCGAGCGTGAAGCGCGGCGGCAAGGCTGGAGGCCTGCGGAAGAGTTCCGCGGAAGCCAGGATGACTGGGTTGACGCGCAAGAGTACGTTCGGCGCGGCAAGGAGATCCGTGCGCACGTGAAGGCCGAGAACGAACGCCTCGCGCGCGAGCTAGCGGCTGCCAACAGCCAGATCTCTGAAATGAAAGGAACGATCGAGGAAATTCGAGCATACCATGCAAACATGGAAGAGCGCGCGATCGAGGCTGCTCTCAAACGCATGAAGCAGGAACGACGTGCAGCGGTAGCTGCTGGCAACAATGAACTCGCCGCAGAGATCGACGAGGACATGCAGGAGCTGAAAGACGCCCCGCGGCTCGCGCCCAAGCCGGTGCAAAAGCCAGAGGCTCAACAGGGGACTCCTGCCCAACCAGCTACTCCGCCGGAAGTCAACGAGTGGATGACTGCGAACAAGTCCTGGTACAACAACGATGAGGAGAATGAAGACCTCGTCGCGTTCGCGAACGGAGTAGCTGGTTCAGTCATGAACAAGAATATTCCAGTCGCGGACAAGCTCGCAGAGATCGACCGTCGAGTTCGCGCGCAGTTCCCCGATCGCTTCGGTGGCGGGGCATCCCGCCGGTCAGCTCCCACAGCAGGCACGGGAGAAGGTGGTGGTAGCACTCGCCGGACCAACAGCAGTGTAGGTGCTCTTCCTGATGACGCAAAACAAGCTGGTGCCCGGTTTGTCAAGCAAGGTCTCTACAAAGACATGGAAGAGTACGCGAAGGAATATTGGGCTCAGCCAGGCGCGCAAGCGCGTTAAAGGTGCATCATGAAGATCACAGACAATGAAGTTGAAATCCAGCAGGCCCCTCTTCCCTCGCGGGCAGAAGTACAGGCTGAGTTGAATGTGCGCGCCCGCAATCCTGAAATGGAGCAGGTCAACGAGCGCACCCGCACACCTTTCGGAGTAGGTAAACTCCGCCTTGGTGTCACGAAGATTCCGGGTTATCACATGCACTGGATCGCGGACTACGCCGGTCGCTTGGAAGAAGCTGAGGACAACGGCTACGAGTACGTGACGAAGGGAGAAGTTCGGCTGAGCCGCAGTTCCGATAGCGCAAGCGAGAGAGTCTCGCGCGTTAACGGCACGCACGACAACGGCCGGCCTCTCACCCTCTGGCTGATGAAAATCAAGGAAGAGTGGTATCAGGAAAACCAGGACTACTACTTGGCGCGCGTTCGACGCACCGAGCAGCAGATTCGAACCGGTCACATCGATGGCAAGCTCCACGCGGAGAACTACATTCCGAAGGGGCGCGGCATTGGTCTGACCACCAAACGTGAATAGGTGAGTTATGGCTGTCAATGCTAACGCGCCACATGGATTCTCCATGTTTGGCACGGTACAGTCGAACCCGCTAGCCGCACAGTGCCATATGTACTATATCCCGTCTTCGGACTCGACGAACACATACAGCATCGGTGACGCGGTCAAGTCGACGAACACCTCGGACTCGTCCAACGTATGGGGGACCTTTGGTATCCCCGGCGTCGTGAAGTGCACCGGGGCGAACTCGGAGCTTGCGCGCGGAGTGGTCGTGGGAATGTTCCGCAACCCCTATGCGCTCGACTATCCGTATGTTCCACAGACCAAAGCGCAGGCGTACTACGTGATGGTCTACGACGATCCGATGGGGTTGTTTGAGCTTCAAGCCGACAGCACGGCGTTCAACGCGAACTGGCCAGGTCAAAATGCCCAGTACACGGTGACCGCTGCGCAATCTGCCCCGCTCAACCTCTCCACCACGGTGCTCGCAGGCGGTACGGTTGGTACCACCAGCACACTTCCGTTGAAGATCGTCTCAGTTGTCCAACGGCCGAACGTCGCAACGAGTGGCAGCTACATGCCCCTTGTCGTGAAGTTCAATTCCCACGAACTGCTCGCCGTCGGCACGACGGGCGTCTAAGTATAGGAGGCTATCATGGCAGTCGGAGCTCCCATTACCACTGGCGCCCATCCCCTAGCACTCTGGCCTGGTATTCACGGCTGGTGGGGGCGCATGTACAACGAGCATATTCCAGAATGGACCGCGCTTTGCGACCAAGACACGAGCTCGATGAACTACGAGAAGGAAACGCAGATCATCGGCTTTGGCCTGGCCCAAGTGAAGCAGGAAACCGCTGCAACTCCGTACGTCTCGGAAGTGCAAGGCTTCTCGTCCATCTGGACGCACGTGGAGTACTCGCTGGGCTACATCGTCTCGCAGGTTGAGTTGGAAGACAACCTGTACGAGGCGGTGAGCAAGACTCGTGCGCGCGCGCTCGCTTTCGCCTTCAACCAGACGAAAGAGAACGTCGTCGCGAACGTCTACAACAACGCTTTCAACTCCAGCTACATCGGCGGCGACGGTGTGAGCCTCTGCAACACGGCCCACCCGAATACCTCCGGCGGTACCTGGTCCAACATGTTGGCCGTGGGCGCGGACCTGTCCGAAGCCTCGCTCGAAGATCTGATCATCCAGATGGGCGGTGCGCAGGACGACGTCGGCAACCTCATCAACATCATCCCGAAGAGTCTGCATATCGCGCGTCAGGAATGGTTCAACGCGAACCGCATCCTGAAGTCGGTCTTCCAGTCTGGCACTGCGAACAACGATATCAATGTGCTCAAGGCGACGAATTCGATCCCAGGGGGCATCCACCTGAATCACTACTTCTCGTCGCCGCACGCATGGTTCCTTCGCTCAAACGCGCCGAACGGCATGATCTATTTTCAGCGCGTCGCGATCAGCTTCACACAAGACAACGACTTCGACACCGACAACGCGAAGGCAAAGTCCCGCGAACGGTACTCGATCTTCTGGGGCGACCCGCGTTGCGTGTGGGGCTCGAACGGTCCGTAAGCCAAGAGACAGGCGGGGGCTCCGGCTCCCGCGGTTGTTCCTTCCCGGTTCTTCCGCAGGAGAATGGCTATGGCCAACCTCAAAATTCGTGGCGTTAAGGATACCAACGGCAAAGGACCGAGTAATGGCCCTTCGCAGCCGATGGACCTTGGCGCCGAGACAATCCGCAATACCCCTTACGAGGAAGTCAAGACTCGTGAGCCCAAGTTCAAGACCCATCCGGCAACGCCTGGTGGCAAGCGCCTCTAAGGAGCTATCATGGTTTCTGTAGCCTCGCAACCGCCGGCATGCTTCTTGGCTGGCTATACGGAGGATAACAACTTCCAGCCGTTGAACGACTGCGGAGCTGGCAATCCGTTTTTCTACCATCAGTTCGCGGACGACCTCGACGCGAAGATCAACTTCACGAGCGGCAACGTCTATACGCTCAGCGGCACGAGTGCGACGTTCGTGCAGCTAGCAGGTCCGGGCGGTCTCGGTGTGCTCTCGACGGAAGCGGTCGCAAACCAGATCGCGCAAATCCAGCTCGTGACTGCCGGCTTCACGCAGAACATCGCGCCGAAGAAGTTGTTCTACCTCACGCGCGTAACTGCGAATACCAACGCGGCAAGCTCGAAGTGGTTGTTCGGTGTGGTGAATGCAGGTGCGGCTATCACGGCAGCCAGTGGCGCGGTCGCAGCAACCGACGGGATTTACTTCCTCTACGTTGGGAGCTCCGGCACGCTCACACTCAACCAAGCGGTTGGTGGTACAGTCACGAGCGTGACGATTCCCGCGGCAGCCTACAGCATTGGCTCGAGCTTCGACCTGGCTTTCTACCAGAATCGATCTGGTGATATCCTTGCCTTCATCGATACGCAGCTCGTTGGCTTCGTCCCGCAGTCGAATCTGGGAACGCCGAACAATCCGCAGAATAGCGGTCCGGTTGCGCGCATCCTCGGTACGTCGTACACGGCTACGTCTGTGAATCTCGCACCAACGGTCTGCGCCTGGGAATCCAACGGCACGGCAAGCACGCTGACGCTAGACTTCTTGCTGGCAAGCCAGGAGCGTTAAAATGGCCTTCGCTATCACCACGCAAATCCTCAACGATGGCCCGCGCAATACCATCGTGAAAATCACTGGTGATATCACTGCTGCATTGGCTCAAACCACCGTCGTGACGGCTAGCTCGCTTTCGAGCATGCTTCCCGCCATGCAGGGTTCATTTCCACCGAGCCTTCTCCGGATCGACAAGATTGACTACTCGATCACGGACGGCTCAATTGCTCAGATCCTTTGGCACGCAACCACGGATGTTCCTGCAGTTGAACTCTACGGGCGCGGTCACATTGACTCGAAGCACTACGGTGGTCTGCAGAACAACGCAGGAGCAGGTGTAACCGGTGATATCGATCTGGCGGTTATTGCGAGTGGCGCGTCGTTCCCAACCGATGCGTCGATCATGCTCATTTTGTGGCTCGTCAAGTACAGGAGCGTCGCATGAAGCCCGGTGATCTTTTTCGCTACTATGGCCTGTTGTTTATGGTCGTGCGCGTCGAGGGCGATACCATCTACGCCGAGAATCCAAGGCATCAACTGGCTATCTCGGTGGACCACCCGAAGCTCGAGAAGGTGGATTAAATGGTCAGCACTCTGCAAGTCCAGTACGCCTATGTCTCGACCAGTGCAACCAGTGGACAAGTCGTGCCTGGTCAGGCAGGGAACAATATCCTCGTGCTGCAGATGTGTACGATCGTGAGCGTAGCGTCGAATGTGCAATTTCAATCGAGTACCGGACCGGTGAATGTGAGCGCGCTGTTTCCGCTCGCCCAAAACGGTGGCTTCGTGTTGCCGTATAGCCAGGTCGGGTGGTTCACGACCGCGCAGGCGGGAGACTCGTTGAACTTCGTGCAATCGAGTGCGGCCACCATCGCAATCCAGGTTGTGTATTGCTATATCTAGGAGAAGTATATGAGCACGTATTCGGCGTGGGTCTCGAATGCAAGCATCTCGAGCACCACAAACGATATCATGACGCTGGTGCCAGCGGCCTCCCGACGTGTGTGGCTAACGGAACTGGCTGTGATGGGTATGGGTACTTCGAGTGCGGCAACCGAAGTCTGCGCGTACAGGGTCACGACAGCTGGTGCTACTGGCAGCGGCGCGATCACTGGTACGCCGTGGGATACCTACTCGCCTGCGGCTGCCTCGTCGGTCTACACAGGCTGGACCACGCAGCCGACGGTTGGTACCGCGCTCGTACGGCTGTCGGTGAACGCCAACGGAGGCATCTATCGTTGGGTCGCCCGTCCTGGCCAAGAGCTCCAAGCCATCGGCGGCCTTGCCACCAACATGGAAATTTCCATCCGTACTGCAGTCTCCGGCGGCGGTAACTACACCGTTGGAATTACCTGGATCGAAGATCCAATCTAAAGGAGGGTATCATGAAGAAAGCCAAATCCGCGCACACCTTCGGTGGCAAGGGCATGAAGATCGCGCCTCACAGCGAGAGCCTCATGAAGAAGCAAGCCGACGGGAAGCATCCCACAGAGCCCAAGTCGATGATCATGAAGACTCACGGTCACGGCAATTTTCGCCGTGGTCAAAAGGGCTGATAGGAGAGAGCGATGAGCCAAATGGCCTTTTTCTACGTGATGGTGGACGTGCCAGACGACGCAGATGTCAATGGCATGGAAACGCTCGTCGCTCAATCCGTTGCGATTGCGATGGTGAATGCTGGCACGCCGGGGAATGTTCTGGCGAGCTGGTGGAAGACTTTCCCGGATCAGAGCGTAGCGACCTTCGCGCCCAATAGCGCGCAAGCTGTGCCAGTGGGTAGCCCAGGCACTACTACGATGCCGGTCTCGATAACGGCCGCAAGTGTGGACTTGACCGCGCAACCGAGCTTAGACACCCAAAGCATAGGAGTAGTAACCGGCCGGCAAGCCGCTGCCCCAACGAACGCGACTGTTAGCTTCCTCGCTTCCCAAACCAACAACGCGAGCAACAACGTCTCATGACCGTCATCATCCTCACCACTGGGACGAGCTGGAATGTCCCAGGGGATTGGTCAACTACCAACCAGATTGAGACTTGGGGGGATGGAGGCGGATCTGGTGCGTGTAACACAACCAGTCCTGGCAATAGTGCTGCGGGTGGATCTGGCGGCTATTCCACATCCTCTAACCAGACCGGGCTTTCCGGTTCCATTTCCATAGGAATTGGGCAAGGTGGGGCGGGTGGTGTCATAAATGGCAGTCCAGCAAACAACGGGAGCGCTGGTACTGGGACATGGTGGAATGGATCATCTGTTGCCACTGGCACGGTGAGTGCCAATGGCGGTGGTGGTGGTCAATCGGCTGACAATGGTGGCACTGGCGGTTCTGGTGGCTCAACTACTGGAGCCAATGGTACGACCAAGACTGCGGGTGCTGCTGGTGGTAATAGCGGAAGTGTTGACTGCGGCGGTGGCGGTGGGGGTGCTCCCGGCCCTGCTGGTGCGGGTGCTGCGGGTGGTGCTGGCACTCCCAGTGCTGGCGGCACAGGGGGCACAGGCGATAATGGAAGCGGCGGTGCAGGCGGTGCAGGCGCTACCTCTGGTAGCGGTGGTAGTGGTCCCGGTGGCGCGGGTGCAAGCAATGCCAATGGTGGCGGAGGCGGTGGTGGCGCTTATGACGGCACAGGCGGTGCAGGGGGCGTTCCCGGCGCTGGCGCTGGCGGTGTTGGGGGTTTATCAACTAACTACGCTGGAGTTCGGGGCGCTACAGGTCAGATCCGCATTACCTACACGCCGGCTGCGGTTAATATGCCAGGCCTCGCGGACACGCCGTGGTGGATCGTGCCGGATAAGCAGATCCGCTTCCGCGCGATGAAGTTCGGAGAGACAGCGATTTACGACGGCTGGACGCAGATGCCTCTGGCCAAGAGCAACCAAACGGGGTATAGGTTTACCGATACTCCACCCACGAAGCGCTTCGACGATAGACAGATTCACTTTATTACCCAAGGCTGGCAACGTGCACCAATACCTAAAGATAATCTTGTGGCTGTCAGCGATCGGCAGTTTGATGTTCCTCGTGGTACTTTTTGGAACCCTGCTGCTCGCTGGATTTTTGATGGATGGCAGAAGTCACCACTGGCCGCGAACAATGCGGTTGCTGCGGCGAATCATCAGTTTGATCTAACGCCGCGCGGACGGGACCTCACGAGGTTCATCTACGACGGTTGGCAGCAGTGGCAGTTCCTCTCTGGCTCGCCAATGGCCATAGAGATGGCTTCGGTAGTAATACCCCTTGGGCCGCTGAGCAATCCGAAGTTGCGGTGGATATTTGATGGATGGGTGCAGGCTCCGCGCGCACAGGACAATCCGGTTTCGTTCCAAGAGACCTGGACCGAAGTACCGCGCGGTGTGGATAGGCTGGATAAGTGGAGTTGGTTCAACCAGGCAATGCCGCCGCAGGTGCCTCCGATCCACTCGGTAACGGATATGCCGAGCGCGCGGCGGTACGACATGCGGTATGATGGCTGGTTCGAAAAGCCTGGGCTGCAGCCAGTTCTGCCTCCGCTTCGCAGCTCAATGTCGTTCGATCTACCGCTATCGCGCGACTGGAAATTGTGGTGGATGTATTTGGGCAACTCAGCAGAACCGATTCCTGGCAACGTGATTCCGCCGCCGCCGAGAATCTTCATGCCGCTTATGGGTGTTGGAACTTACGGGCCTTAATCATGGGACGCGCAGACTACTACCTCCCTGGCGGATGGAACATGATCTGCCAGGTGTGTGGATTCAAGTACAAGAACACGGAGATGAAGCTCCGGTGGGACAACGTTTGGTGCTGCCCGGAAGATTGGGAGATTCGGCAGCCGCAAGACTTCGTGCGCGGTGTGAAGGACCAGATGGCAATCCCCTACGCTGTACCGGAGCCGCCAGACACCTTCATCGGCTACAACACGAACCCGTTGGGAGAGATCGTAGTTGGCACTCCTACCATCTATCTCAATGGTATAGTAACAGCAGCATATACGATTGTGCTCCCGCAAGGCGTGGTGACTTTCACTACCCCGCCGAGTCTGGGAGAGCTAGTCCAGTGGACGGGAACTTGGTTGCATAACTCTGGCCTGACGAGAGTTTTCTCCAGCCCATTCACCTTCGGCGTCGGCGATGGAGCGACGACTGTCTTCAATATCTATTGGGCATTCGGGACTCAAGATGGCAACTGATTACTCAGTCACACAGGATCAGATCATCCAGGCTGCCATGCGGCAGGTTGGCGCGCTCGATCCGGCGGGACTTCCTACCCCAACGGACTATGCCAATGTCGGCATGGCTCTCAACCTCTTGCTAAAGAAATGGATTGCAGATGGTATTCCACTCTGGAAAGTGGCTACACTTACGGTCCCGCTTGTGGGCAATCAGGCGACGTATCAGATCGGCACGCTCGGTCCGGACGTCGTTACGGATAGACCGCTGAGGGTACTCGAGGCGGAAATTGTGACGATTGCGAGCCAGCAGTCGATTCAACTGTGGAGCCTATCGCGCGAACAGTACGTGGAGCTGAGCGGCAAGTACATCGCCTTCGGGATTCCTACGCAGTATTGGTTTCAGCCACTTGGCTCGGAGTTGACGGAACAGTCGGCGAGTATTACGTTTTATCCAATTCCGAGTGTTAGCAGTACCTGGAACGTATTGTTGAAGGCAGTGCAGCCGCTGCAGAACGTGGTGAACCTGACTGATGTGCTCGACTTCCCGGCGGAGTATTATTTGCCTCTCAAGTGGCTTCTGGCCTATGAGATTGCAAATGAGTACCCTGTCAGCGACTCGCGCTATGCTCGCATTGAGAAGCGCGCGATGACTGCCCTCGAGGATATTATAGAATACGGCCAAGAGCTCGACGTCGAAGTGCGGTTCAAGTATGATCTCAGGGGACGATAATGCCAAGCGGATTGCCAGCTGATATCAATCGTCTCCCAGTGGTTGAGGTCATTGAGACGCGCGATGCTACGATGGCGTTTGACTCAAAGATCGTCAACGGCATTGTGGAGCAAGGGCAGCAATACATGCGCGCGGTCAAGCGTGCGGGGCTCGGTATTGCCTACACTGGATTTGGGGGACTTGGACAGGGACTCGACGATTATAATGGTACGTTGTATGGAGTCAGTGGTGATGTGCTGAATGAGTTCGGCTCGAGTTCGGGGTTCAACCTTACGCAAGTCACAGCGAATGGTGGGTTCGGCGCGCGCGATGGAGCCGCGATGGTTGGCTTCCTTGGCTCGCTGTATGTGATTGGTGGCAACAATGCCTCTGGGCTTCTTAACGATGCATGGGTGAGTGTGACGGGTACGACGTGGGGCCAGGCTACAAACATCCCGTCCGCGCTAGCGAATCGCACTGGTGCAAAGGCGATTGTGCTCAACAATGTGCTCTATATTATGGGAGGTAGTGATAACGCTGGTACCTACTACAACGACGTGTGGAGCACAAGTGATGGACTTACCTGGACTCAGATTCTAGCCAACGCGCCCTGGGGAAAGAGAGCGGATTTCGAGCTATTGGTCTATGGTGGCAACATCTATCTGGCTGGTGGCCAAGGCGTAAGTGGCTCGATAGCCAGCGGCCTCTGGCATGATGTGTGGACTACGAGCAACGGCACAAGTTGGTCCGTGCAGAACACGGCTTGTCCTTGGATTGGCCGGCGCAGGTTCGGCTTCTACATGACTGGCGCGACTATGAATGTGCTCGGTGGCGCGCTAGCTACTACCTTCGCCACCGCAGTTACCGATCAATGGCAGAGCTCGGATTTTGGCGTTACCTGGTCTCGGGTGTCGACGAATGCCTTTAACGTCGGTGCCTGCCCAATGCTGCCATTTACCATCGTCACGAGCATTGGTACTGACGTAGCCTATGGCCGCAGCATGACCGTGACCAATGGCGCGGGAGGAAGTGGCGCGGCTGCCTACGGCTATGCTTACGGCGATGACGATGTGTATGATGATGAGTGGTGCCAAGACCATGACATTAACACTGTGACGTTTACCTCGGTTGGGAGTGGCTACACCACTGCCTGCACGTTTGTTGACCCGAACAATGGAGCTTCGATTCCAGTCACCGGTTATGGGTTTCTGGACGGCACGAGTGTTAGTGGTGGGCGAGGCGGAGAAGTGGTTTACGGTAATGGGCAGTACTATTACTTCACAACGTATATCAATGGCTCACAAGCGAACGAAGTCTGGAGTTCGCCCGACGGCATGACCTGGACGCGGCTGACGTCGACGCCGGGCTATGCCTCGCGCTCGATGCAGGTGTTCTCGTATGGCAATATCTGGATCATTGGTGGGTACTCGAGTTCGAGCTCAACCTACTACAACGACGTTTGGGAGATTAGCTCTGGCTCTGGTCAATTCCCATTGAGCCCGACGGTGCCTGGTGAGTTCTATTACTTCAACCAGACGTCGCAGAGCTTGACCACGCCGCTGCTAGTGCTTGCGAGCCCGCACCAAGCCTACACGTTCAATGCCGCGCTCGGTACGCTCTTCCGCATTAGCAATGCGAACTACCCGGCTGTGATTGTTCCGGGACTTGTGTATCTGGATACGACGTTCTACGTGATGGACCCGGAAGGAAGAATCTGGGGCAGTGCGCTCAATGATCCGACGACCTGGACCGCGCTCAATGAAATCGCGATTCAGAACGAGCCAAACGCTGGCGTAGGCATTGCGAAGCTTTCGACTTACCTCGTAGCCTTTGGTCAGTGGACAGTGCAGTTCTTCTACGACGCGGCGAACCAAACGCCGTCCTCGCCTCTGAGCGCGAACATCAGCTTGCAGTATCAAGTAGGCTGCGTGAATGGTCGCACGATTATTGAGGCGCAGGGGACCGTGCTCTGGGTTGGACAAACGGTGAAGGAGGGCACGAAGGTCTACATGTTCCAGGGGTATCAGCCGCAGATCATCAGCACGCCGTTTATCGATCGGATTCTTGCGAACGATACGATGGCGAATGTGACTGCGTATATTACCCAGATTTACGGGCACCCATGCTATGTGTTGACGCTGTATCAGAGTGGCGTAACACTGGTCTACGATATGTTCTCGGCGTTCTGGACTACCTGGACGAGCTTGTCACAAACGCAGGCCGCGGTGAATTTGACCTCGGTAACGGTGACTGGGGTATCGAGCACGAGCTTTGCACTCTTGACCATAAGCACCGCACCGAACCAGCACGGGCTGAGCGATGGAGATCCCGCGCAGATTACCGGGCTGCCGGTGGCTCAGTACAATGGGATTTTCAACATTACCTTGATTGACCAGTTTACCTTTAGCATCTTGGTAAGCTCGAATCAGGGGAGCTACACCGGCGCGGGCCAAGTAACGCGGTACTCGACCGGAGTCTTCCTGCCAGTGACCGCGCACGAGAACGGAGGCAATAACACCTACTATCTCCAAGACCCGAGCAACGGTTTGATCTACTCGTTTAACTACTCCACCGGCGGAGACTTCGGCAACCCCATCGACTTCTCGATTGTGACAGGCCGCTGGGATGGTGGGACGATGTATAAAAAGACTATTATTCGTGCGACGATCGTGGGTGATATGACCTCGAGCACTTGCCTGATACGCAATACCAAGACGGACTATCAGAGCTGGTCGACCTACAGGCCAGTAAACATGCAAGCCGAGTGGGCTTTCGTTGGAATGTTGGGGCAGTACTCTCGCATCGCATACCAAATCCGCCACACGGCTTTCACGCCGCAGCGGTTTGAGTCGATTGAACATGAGTTTGAAATTGGAGTATGACCATGGAACTGGAATTCGCAGTGGAGACTTGGGCAGACGCGCACGGCGAGATGGAGAATTACTGGCCGTTGCACTGGAAGGAAATTGCCTTGCACAAGGACAAGATTAAGCTCGAGGTGAATCATGCAGGGTATGAGGCATTGGAAGCCCTGCGAATCTTGCACTTGATTACCGCGCGCGATGAAGGCCTGTTGGTCGGCTACAACGTCTTCTTCGTCTCTCCGCATCTCCACTACGCGTCCAGTATTACCGCGGTCAATGATGTGCTGTATCTTTTCCCACCTTATCGAGTTGGTTGGAATGGCTATAAGTTTCTGAAGTTCGCGCGAGATAGCCTGATTGAAAGAGGCTGCGAGCGCATAGTGATGAATATGAAACTGGACCATATGTTTGGCCCTGTCCTTAAACGCCTCGGATTTAATCGCTCCGAGGAAATCTGGCAATGGGTGAGATAATGGGTATCGGAGCCGCGATTGGTGGGATCGCCTCAGGCATTGGGGCAATTGCAGGAGGTGGTGGTGGAGGCGGTAGTTCCCAGCCAACCTATACGACAAACAACGGAAGCCTCGGACAGGGGATTGGGAATATTTTGGCTGGTGGGCTGAGTAGCGCGCTCGGACTTCAAGGGCTGGCCGGCGGCAACCTGAATCAGTTGCAAGCAGGTGCGGCCGCTGCGAATCCATTTGGTCAGTACTCGGGCGACTTCGTCGGGCTGTTGCAGGATTTGCTCGGCTCGGGGCCAGGCCAGTCGAGTCTGCTCAACACGATTCAGAGTGCGGCGACGAGCCAGAATCAGCTATTCTGGAATGTGTTTCCGAGCTCGACGATCAGCACTGGCGCGAGTGGGGTCAACACCAACATCAGCACGCCGGGGCAGACCTCGACCCTGCAGAACTTGGTGAACAACCCGACGCAGCTGATTCAGACGTTGCAAGGTGGAGGCGTGCAGACGCCGTCGGGGATTCAAGCTATTGCGAATGAAAATCCAGATACGATGACTGCTGGTGATATCTTCGCTGAGAATCAAGGGCTGGCTAACCTGAATCGTAGCCTGGCGCAGACGGGCCAAGTTGGCTCGGGCAACCAGTACGTCGCGGCGGAACAGTATGGGCAACAGTTCGCTACGCAAGTTTACCAGCAGAACGTACAAGATATTCTTAGTGCGCAGGGAACTATCAACCAGACCGCAGGTACGAACCAAGGGCTGCAGTCGTTGGTTAACGCGATGGGCCAGAACCAGTTCGGCAACACGCTGAACCTCGCGCAGTTGCTCAGCACGCAGCAGCAAAACACCTTCGGCAATACCCTGGGGATTCAGCAATTGCTCTCGCAACAGCAACAGAACAGCCAGACGAATATGCAGAACTTGCTCTCGCAATTCGTCGGCCTCACGAATGGGAACATCAGCAACTTGCTCGGGATGATCAACCCGCTGATGACCCTGTCGCAAGCAACGAACTCGAGCCCGGCAACTGCAGGCGGGATTCTGGCGAACCTCGGTGTGGCGAATCAGACTAGCGCGGGGAACATTGCCTCGGGCCTGGCAGGACTTGGGCAGGGAGTTGGACAGCTGGCTAGCGCGATTCCGTTTAGCAGCAGCGGGTCGTACAACCCAGGCTTTAGCACGGGCACTGGTCCGCTCGACAACCCGTCGACTTATGACTATGGGTCGAGTGGTGCGTACAACCCCGGCATCGGTAGTGCCCTCGGATACTAAGGTGCAATCATGCAAGTAATGGAACCGATTTACCAGATGTATGTGGATGCGATCAAGGGGCAGGCTGAGGCGCAAGAGGCTCAACAGAACGTAAAGCTGAACGCGCTGAAGACTGGGATTGAGATGTATCAGCTGCAGACGCAGCTAGAAGAGCAGCAGATCGCGCGGCAGATCTGGAGTGGAGATCAGCAAGGGCAAAAACAAAGCCCAGGTGCATTTGACCCGGCTGCGGCCGGCGGTGCTAGCCCGGATGCGAACCCGAGCACAGGGGAAGATCCTGCGCTACAGACCGCGGACAGGATGGAAAAGACTGGGCGCGCTCTCATGCAGGTCAATCCGATGAAGGGGCAGGAATGGCTCACGAAGGCCTCGACCATTCGAGACCAGTACTACACTCGCCAGAAGGCACAGATCGAGATTCGAACTCAGCAAGCCGATCAGGTTGGGAAGATCTTTGGCTCGGTGCAGACGCAAGAGGACTACACGAACGCACTGGCGGAATTGCAGCAGCAAGGGATTGATATCAGGCAATTTCAACTGACCGGCAACCTCGCGGTCGATGGTCCGCAACTGAAGCGGATTGCGGAAGGGACTCTGAAGTACAAGGACAAGCTAGATGCACAGCATCAAGCTACGACCGAGCAGCAAGCTCTGTTGAACTACCAAGAGAAAGTCCGGCATGACCAGGCGGATGAAGGGCTGCAAGGCGCAAAGATCAGTGTGGCGCAACAGGCCGTGAGCCTCCGCGCAGCATGGGACAAGGAAGATTTGGACTTCAAGTCTCGCGCGGACGCACGTGCGCAGGCCGGGCTAGCGCGCACCGATGCGATGGACTTGGCCAAGACGAAGGACTTCGCACTGCGGCCTGGGAAGCAAGACAAGGCTTATGTGGATAGCGTGATCGCTACTGACCCGACGCTGGCTAACCTCCCGCCTCAAGCGAAGGCAGCAGCTAGCGCGGAGATTCAGTTGCGTGCGCGCGCTGCCCTGGCCAAGAAAGTCACGAAGCCTGGCGACACACCGAACTCAGACGACTTCATGAGTGAGGTAGCTAAAGCGACGCAGAGCGTGGCGAAGCGCGTGAAGCCAGGGACGAGTGGATTCTTCGGGATCGGTGGATCGAAGCCTAGCCTCGGACCATTCCCCGCACCTATTAACTCGAAGGAAGACTTCAACAAGCTCGGCATCGGGGATCAATTCAGCAAGGGTTCGCACATCTACAAAAAGACTGGTGCGACTACCTACGAGGAGATTGACTGATGCCTGATATCGATCAGTTGTTTAGCGCGGCACCCACGGCTCCTGCGCAACAAGCTGCCGTCCCGCTGCCACAAGGCCCCGCACCTGCTCCCAAGAGCGGCAATGTGGATCAGTTGTTTGGAGATAGCAATGGGAAAGAAGAGCCCGCGACTAGCCCACTCGCTAGCAGTAGAAAGGTACTACCGAAAGCGGAGGAAGTCCAAACGCCTCCTGTCGCGAAAGATGGAGGAGTGGGAACGCCAACTCCAACAGACATCGCGCGGAACGTCGACGACTTGCGAACTGGAGGAGGACCTGGAAACATCGAGAACAAGCTGCGGAAGTTCTTCGGAGCCCCGCAAGTAGGCGAGAATCCAGATTATGATAAGGCTCTGCAGGCGGACAGCCCATTTCCAGACGTGATGCCGACGGTGATTGGTGCGCGCGGTGTTGGGCTTGCGCAGCAAGTTGGCTCGCAGTTGGTTACAGCGCTCACGAACAAGAGCGCGGGGATTAGCATGCTCAAGGATTCGAAGGCCGCGGTAGGCGCGGCTGTGAAGGACCTGAGCGATGACTTCTTCAAGACCACGCGGATGGTGTATCAGAGGCGTGCGGAATGGCTCACCGATATCACGAACTTCGTGCCGAAGAACTGGAGCAGCATGGCCGGGCGAGTGGATGATTATCTCGAAGGCACGATGAAAGGCCCGTTGAGCAAAGAAGAAAAACAGATGGTCACGAATATCAATCTCATGAATGCCAAGACTGCGAAGATGCGGCAGGCAGTCAAGGACCTGGGATATGATGTGGGACCAGATGAGCCAGGGTATGTGGGATCGCGCCTGGTGAAGGGAGCAAAGTCCTCGCCACTCGAAGCGATCATGAGCAGCGCACCGACTGGCAAGGCCAAGGGGATCTCGTCGACTGCACCTGAGTTCAAGACGCGGGTAGTGCACGGGCTTGAGGGCCAAGGCGAGAAGAACCTCCACATCATCGACAATGGGAACAACACGTTCACGGTCTGGCGTAACAAGCAGAAGATCGCGGGAGGCAGGTATGACCCTGACGAATTGGCTCAAGGCAAGGTTAGCTTCACTGACACGAAGACTGGGAACAAGCAACAGTTCTCCATCGTGCCAGCAACCAAGCGCGCGATCGAAGAGCATACCAATATCCAGTACTACCATGATCCGTTGCTATCGGCAGTCACAGCCAATATGCGGGTTAGCGAGGCGCTTCATGGTGCTCAATTCCTGGAGAAACTCAAGTTCACACCTGAGCTGCAAGCATTGCGCGCAGCACCTGGTAAAGCATTCCCGGAGGGATGGCGTGGTGTGGATGTGCCGCAGCTGCGCGGTTACAAATTCGATCCGAAGATTGCCGACGTTATCGACGATTTTGCGCTACCTGCACGCACTGGAGGCTTCAAAGCGATAAATGATTTGAGCCGGATGATGGTGGGCTCGATGTTTTGGAATCCATTGCCTCACGCATTTAATGTGAATGCGTTTGGAGCGCTGGAAGCCGGGTTGATTGGGACGGCTAAGCAGCTGGGGCATCCGGTGGAATTGGTGCAGACGATGCTGAAGGCCCATAGTCAGGTGATGAACATGGGCATGGACTATCGCGCGGCCGTGCGCGCTGGCGCCGGCATGCAATACAACGCGATTTACTCGCGCGATTTCGTGGGTAAGCTGGCGAAGGAGCTGGGCTCCGATCCGCAGATGGATGCCGCGGCCAAGGCCTGGGGATATGCTAATCCTATGGAGATGTTGAAGCGGATCTACACCACCTCGAGCGAACACTTGTGGAGCTGGAATGACACGATTCTCATGCACGCGTATTATGCTCGGCAAGCAAAAGGTGCTAGCCTTCCTGATGCGATTAAGGAAGTCGAGCAGGTTATTCCGAACTACCGCATGCCGAGTCAGATCGCGGGTTCGCGCACTGCTGCGCAATTGTGGCAAGTGCTTCCGACGTTCGCGCGGTATCACTGGGGCATCCTCAGCGCCTACGGCAACATCGCGAAGAACCTCGTGGGAGGGAATCCTGTCGACAAGGCAAAAGCACTTGATCGTCTTGCGATGCTGGCTTTCGGCTCTACTGTGGTTTATCCTGCTCTCGATCTTGCTGTACAAAAGATAACTGGGAATGAGAACGCAAGGGTGCGGAGGTTCGGTCCGTTCTCCGTCCCCGATGCGATCTATCGGTTCGCGACTGGCGATGCGCGGTATGCGAGCTTGAGCTCGGCGGTGCTTGGCTTGAGCCCAGCGTTTAGCGTACCGACCGCGCTAGCTGAGGGCGAAGACCCATTCACTGGCAAGAAGTTCGAAGGTATGGGAGACTTCATCAAGTTCGCCGGAGAGCAGTTTAATCCAATCCAGCAAGGCCTGCAATACCAAGGCTTTGGTGGGAGGAAGACTGGGGGCGAATTGCTGGCGGAACAGTTTGGAATCCAACTGCCGAGCGATAAGGAAACCGAGGCTAAGGAAAAGGCTATCGCGAACGAGCAAAAGCGGAAGAAGAGGGAGGAAGAATGAAAGTTCTTTTCATTGATACTGATGGCGTGTGTACGTCGATGGCGCTGCAGGCGCAGTACGCCGGTCATCAGTGTAGGGCGTTTATCTCCCCACAACGCTGCGACAACATTGCGCGGGGACTGGTGACGCGTGTAGCGGACTGGCGTGCGCACATGGACTGGGCAGATCTCATTGTCATGACCGGTGTTGGCAAGTACATGAGGGAATTAAATGGATACTTCGAGAAAGGTTATCCCATTATGGGAACCAACTGGCACGCCGCACAGCTTGAGATCGATCGAGAGATTGGTATGGAGTGTTTCGAGCGCGCGGGATTCCCGTGCGTGCCGTATCAAACCTTCGAAGACTACGACAGCGCAATCGCCTTCGTCAAGAAAAACAAAGACAAAGCTTACGTTAGCAAGCCTCTGCATGATAATGCTGATAAGTCAACGAGCTATGTCGCAAAGGACTGGCGTGACATGTGCTTTATGCTTGAGAACTGGAAGAAGAAAGGACTGAAGTATCCGTTTATTTTGCAGGAGAAGATTGAGTTGGTAGGTGAGGTTGGGGTGAGTGGCTGGTTCGGTCCGAAGGGATGGTGTGAAGGGTGGGAGGAGGACTTCGAACATAAGAAGCTGATGCCGGGGGAAGTTGGGCCGAATACGGGCGAGATGGGGAATGTTTGTAAGTATGTGGAGGAGAGTAAGCTTGCGCGCGATTACCTGGAACCGCTGACGGATACGTTGCACGCGCTCGGATTCGTGGGCAACTTCGCGATGGGGCTGCTGGTGCCGAAGTCTGGGCCGCTGTATCCGAGTGAGTGTACCGCGCGCTTGGGCTGGCCGATTACGTTCCAGCAGCAGAGCCTGCACAAGCAACCAATGGTGGAGTTTTTCAAGGGAGTGTTGGACGGAGAGAAGCGGTGCGCGGTATCGAGCAAGCACGCCTGCGGGATTGTAGTTGGGATGAAGCCGTTTCCGTATGATGCGCTTGCTTCGGATGAAATGTGCGACGGCTATCCTATCTGGGGCATTACGCAGGAGAATGCAGATCATGTACACTTGGCTCAAGTTAAAGCTGGACGGCCGCTTGGGGAAGATGGTTTTGTCACTGCTGGTTCTTGCGTCGCTTGCTGCGTTGGTATGGGTGCTTCTGTCACTATGGCTCGCGATAAGGCTATGAAGCTGGTGAAGGGACTGACAATTCCAAACAGCCCGATTTATCGCGATGACATTGGAGAGAAGCTGGAGAAGAGCCTACCAGTGCTGAAGGCGAAGGGATATTGCGAGGAGTGGGTTTATGACTAACCAAGTGCCACCGCCTCCGGTTGACAATGACCCGAAGCCGAATACGGATGCTGCGCAGAAGGCTCAGGCCGCATGGCTCGGGAGTGGAACTTGGTCGAGTATGAAGACCTGGTTCTACACGGTGTATCGCGCGCTGCGCGGGATCAAGTACGACGATGCGAGTGGGATGACGTCGATCAACGGGCTTCCGGTGTGGGACGCGGACGTGCCGGCGAGTAGTAATGGGGTACAGTTTCCTGGACTGGCTCCGTATACGCCGGGGAATATTACTGGGCAGACTCCTCCGAATGGCGCGGTAGGGCAAATTATATCGGCTAGCTTTAGTGGAGTTAATTTGCCCAATAACACAACCACGACTTGCACCTCGATTTCTATTCCACCAGGCTATTGGTTGGTATGGTGCACAGGGCTGATAAATAATACAATGACTGCTATGGGAAATGCAGCGGTGTCGACGAGCAATGGACCAACGAACGGCTATGCGCAGCTTTTGAGTGGTAGCGCGTTCGCTACAGTCGGGCTTTCCGTAGCACCTTATGCTTTTGCAACGAATACTTTTTTAACAGTCAGCGTGCAATGCTATTCAGGGTTTAGCGCGGGGTCTTCGTCTGCTGGTGGATTCATTGCGGCGATGAGAATTGGTTGATGCGCGGAAGTTCTGTGCGGGATAACCCGCGGGAGAAATACCATGAGCTGGTCAGATGTAGCAAGCGTGGCGGAGAAGTTAGCTCCGATGATCGCAACAGGGATTGGAGGACCGTTGGCTGGTGGCGCGGTAGCTGCGCTCGAGGGCGTGTTCGGGATTACCTCGACGCCGAATCAGAGTGTGCAGAGTCGGGTGGACGCAGTGGCGAACGCGATTCAGACGGCTACGCCCGCGCAGTTGTCTGCGATGCAGACCGCGGACCAGCAGTACGCGCTGGACATGGCGAAGGCTGGGTTTCAGAACCAAGAACAGCTGGCGGCGATTGCTGAGCAGGACACGGCGAGTGCGCGCACGATGCAGGCCACAACGAAGTCAATGGTGCCGGCGGTGCTCACGTACTTCATCACGGTTGGGTTCTTTGGTCTGCTAGTGATAATGTTCTTCGTGAATGTGCCTGAGGCCAACAAGGCTATCGTGTATAGCGCGGTAGGTACACTCGGCACTGCGTGGATCGTGTGTACGCACTTCTGGTTTGGCGACACGCAAGCGAGTGCGCGCAAGACCGAAATCATCGCGCAGGCCAATGGCCTCAGCCCCGACGGCACGGTAGATACGAGTTCTTTCAAGGGAGGTAACCAATCATGACTTTCTCAGTATATCAATACGCGAACTTTGTGGCAGCGCAGCTTACCACCACGGCTAACACGGTGGTGGGCACGGTGCCTGCCTCGACCCAGTGGATCGTGAAGGATATCACGATTACGAATTCAGGCGGGACGAGTTCGGCTGCGTATGTTATCCTTGGCTCGCAAGTTGTGCTCTACGGCAGTGGGATCGTGTCAAACCAGACGTTGCACATGACCGGCTTGTGGGTGATGGGTGCAGCGCAGCAGCTCGAGGCCTGGGCAAGCGTAGCAAACTCCTTGCAACTCTCCATCAATGGTCAGACGGGGAACTAAGATGACGTTTAATTTTTTGCCCTGGGGTGGGACGGTAAATGCGTTGATCGCGCCTGCTGGTACGCGCATCCCGATGCAGCAAGCGTCCGCGCCCTTCGGCTGGACAAGCGATACGAGTGGGGCGTTTACTGACTGCTCGATGCGGATTAACTCAGGAAGTGGAGGTGGCACAGGCGGTTCGCTCGGATGGTCGGGCTGGAACTTCGGTGGGACGTTTAATGTGAATAGCTTTAACTTGAGCATTTCACAAATGCCAACGCACAACCACGGAGATGCCGGCCACAACCACGGAGCGTATGATACTGGTCACAGTCATGGACCGGGAAGTCCGGGCGGGCAGTTTGTCTTGGGTGGTGCGCCTACGAGTAATGGTGGCTTCACGCTCCAAGGTGCGGGGTCAGGCTACTACTACAACTCGAGCTCGACAAGTTATACTGCGACTGGCTATGCAAACGTTGGTACTGATACTGGCTATGCTAACATTCAGAATACGGGCGGCGGCACTGGCATCAACCCTACGTACACCACGCCGCAGGTCAAGTACGCGGACCACATCATTGGAGTCAAGACATGAAACCTCCCATTTGTCCGTTTTTGAAGAAGGCTTGTATTGAGCACGATTGCATGCTGTACACGCATTTGACCTTCGTCAATCCGCAGACCGCGGTGAGCGAGGACAAGTGGGCGTGCAGCATCGCGCTCGTGCCGATCATGCTGGTGGAGAGCTCACGCACAACGCGCGGTGTGCAGGCCGCGGTAGAGACCGCGCGAAACGATATCTGCGAGCGGCAAGACGCATTCAACGCCCTCGCGCTAGGCGCACAGCGCCGGAAAGAACTGGAGGGTTAAATGCTTACCCAGGAGGAAATGAGAAAAATCAACGAAATCCTCCGTAATGTTCAAGAGATCAATGGGGTCGTGCGAGAGATCAAGCTCTGGCGCAAGTTTATAGTCTGGTCCTTTGGCATCGTTACGGCGGTGATTGCGATCTTCGACTTTGCAAAATTGATTTTAGGAGTAGTGAAATGATCTACCCAGGAAGATTCATGGCTTGTGTTGGGCTGATTATCGAACGGATTGAAGGAGGATACGTAAATGACCCGCAAGACCCTGGCGGCGAGACGAACTTCGGAATCTCGAAACGCTCCTACCCTAACCTTGATATCGCAGGGCTTACCGAAGGCGCGGCAGTCGACATTTATTATCGCGATTTCTGGGTGCCTTCTGGGTGCGCTGCTCTCAATAATGGCCTGGACCTGTGGGTATTCGATTGCGGGATTAATTGCGGCGCTCGTGAGGCAACCCTGATACTGCAGAAGTGGTGCGGGGTAGCGCAGGATGGGGTGCTTGGGCCACAGACCGCAGCCGCGGCGAACAAGATGGCTGAGCCGGAAGGGTATCTCCAGGCAAGGCTGGCATATTACCAGTCCCTGCCTGGGTGGAGCACATATGCGAGTGGGTGGACGAAGAGGTTGTTCATCGTCGCGCGCGGTTGCTGACTAGCCATAGCTTGCTCTCAGCCACTTCGACTTTTATCAGTCCGGCTTTCTCGAGGCTCTTCTGTAGGGCCTCGAATTCCTCTACGTGCGGAATGGCGGAATGGAGGGCAGAGTAGGCTTCGGAGAACGAACAACGCCCGTGCGCGTTGACGAACTCGAGAAGCCGGTCCGCATTTACCGAGTCGGTAGACTTCCCCACCCGATCAAAGACCTTCGGCAGATCCTTCTCGAGGAAAGTTAACTCGGTATCCGCACGCTGCAAGTCTGCTGAGGTGATGATCAGGTCCTCTGATCTTGAGGCGGAAAATATCATAGCAAGTTTGTGTAGATGGGTCTGTTTTCTCGCTACGTACCCACCGAAACGTGAGTCCTCCAGCAGCCCATTCCCCTTTGACTCGTAATGGCGCTTGTACCAGTCCGCGCCCCACTCCACGGCCTCCTGCGTCATGCCAAATTCGCCACACAATGCAGCAATCTCTCGGAGGTCCGATATCAAATCGCCCGCGTGCTTCACTATATCGGTTCCAGCTACAGCCATTCCCGGGTATGCCACATAGTTCCGTTTCTCCTCTGCGTACACGAAAATACATCTCGACATAAAACCTCCCCCGATCATATACTCGGGAAAGTTTCCACTTATCCACGCTGGGGTGGTACAAGCAATCATGTTGATCCATGGATTTTCTACCGAGTCTGATCCTGATCCTTTGGTTTCTTTGCGGAAGGGTCTGTCCCGTCCGTCCCACAAAGTGACGAGGAGATCGACCATTTCCCGATCTCCGGGTGCCATGAGATTACCAAGCTCACTCGATGCGATAGTGATTGGGGACATTGCTTCGACGCGCCCATCGGGCAGCTCAAACTTCTCCAGAGCACCTGCGAAGGATGAGACGAGGGCTTGCCAGGTAATAACGTCTGGCCCGAATCGGATATCGTCCACTCCCCGTAGCAGGGACATGGCAATTTCAGCCGTGGTTGATTTGGCAATAATGCCGGGTGGGGCAACCAGAATAATGTACTCATTGCAGTACCATTTGAAGTAGACTTGATCGAGCCATACCTTGCGGCGAAGCGCGCCCGCGACCGCGGAGACCGCTGCCCAACGGTAGACATGGTTGGGGGCTTCGCCGAACTTGGTATAGTCTTCGAATGCTTCAATCCAGTCGGGGAAGATTCGAGGCATTCTTCGGCGCTCCTCTAAATTTACCAACGCGGAGGACACAGGTTATGCGGACCTCGTCTTCGAGGGTGTGGATGTTTGTGTCTCGGTCCATTACCATGTGGTGGAGGTCCCAGTCTGGGGCTATCTGGGCGAGCAGGATGCCTAGGTGCTCCTTGAAGAGATTGTAGAAGGAGTTGGCCATTGGGGTGTCGTAGGAAATTGGCTTTACCATGAACAGCCTCGGAAGTAGATTTTAACCTGGGATTCAGAGGAACTAAAGTCGTTGAATGTTTCGAGACGAGGGATTGCGCGCCACCAGACGTGCTTGTGGCCTTCGAGTTGCTTTTCGAATTCGGTGATGGCCCAGAGGACAAGCTCGTTTGCTTGAGCTTCGGGACCCGCACAGCGGACGTGGAAGAGGGAATAGCCAAATTCCTCGTCTGGCCGAGACTTCTCGGCTTCGACGTGAATTATGATGCCTTGATTGCGCATCCAATCGTAGAGTTTGTGTAGTTGGGTCATTCACAATCTCCCCAGGAGGTTTCACTAGTCTTCAGGCCGATGGGCATAACGAAGGGCTCGTCGTATGGGACGGTGATGGAGCAGAGCTCGCGGATCTTCTCTACGCACTCGTCTCGTCGCGCGGTAGGGAATTCTCCGGCGATGGAGTCGTGAATCTGAAGTCGAACAAGGATTCCCCAATGTTCGCGCTCTTCGAACTCATCGAGATTGACGAACCCGGTGTTGATGCAAATGCTCGTAGTTGACTGGCCGATCCAAGCAACTGCTTCATTATAGACCGTGCCTTCGATACGTCCGAAGAACTTGCGCCGATAGCCGAAAGCATTTCGTACAGTGGCAGTCGTGTCCATTTGCCGCTTGATTCGGCTATGCCATCGAGGTATCTCTGAACATTTTCCGAGGTACCATTTTTGGACGCGCTCACAGTCGCTAACACTGAGACCAATTCGTCCTGCGATATTCGCAGCTTGACCGAGATAGTTAGTTCCATGGCAGAGGGACTTGAAGTTGGTGTAATGCCGGTGTTTTTTGGAGAAGGTTGGGTCACGGTAATACTCCTTGCCCATTTCGACGTAGGGTTTTTTGCCCTCGGCAAACATGGCTTTGAGTTCACGGCAATCGGACTCCCATACGACGGTGCGCAAGTCGGCGGAGTCGAGGTCAAGGTCCCAGTAGGTGTTGCCGGCTTCAGGGACTATCATGCGGCGGATGTTCGGGAGTGTGGTCATGGATTAGTCCTCCACGTCAGGCGCACCGGGCGCGATGGAGCGGAGTTTGGAAATGAGGTCCTCCGGGGTGGAACGGTCGAAGGCGGACTCGAGTTGGAGCATGACGAAAAGACACTCACGCACACCGCGCCAATAGGCTTTGAGGACGAACGCGAACTTGTTGTTCGGATCGCTGATCTCGTGTTCAACCAGCCGCCTCAGCTGATTCGCCTTCTGAATGTTCATAGCTGGACTCCAAAGTTCTCTCCTTGCCGGGGAGGTTTTGTAGATTCATGCCCGATCCGAACGCGTTCTCGCTAGATGAGAAGCGCAGTGTAACCGTGCCTGCGGGGTTGAAAGAACACCGCACCAGTCCATCCACGTCGCGACAATCTCCGAGGAAAGTAGACTTGTATACAGAGACGGATCGGTACTCAAGAATAAGATTGACCAGGGGTTTAACAAGAGGCTCACGCTGACCAACGCGCGTAAGGCATTCATCGTCGCACGATGGCTGGCGGATTTTCCCAGGAGCAGCGCGCTTTCCGCGCTTGTACTCGGGTCGAAGGCATAGAGTTCCATAGAAGAATTCCCGCATTTGCTTGGGAGACTTGGGGTTGAGAGGCTGCCCGGCGATGTACTCGATTTCGGCGAGTAGGTAGCGCGCGTACTGGTCCATTTGGAGCTCGAGTTGTGCGCGCATCTCGTCGTCGGTGCGAATGCCTCGAAGCATCATCCGAAAGGTGGCCCACCATAGCCTAATCTGGAATTGGTATTGCGAAGATAGTCCAAGGCTTTGAACAACGCCATCGAGTGCGATCGCGCATTCGAGGGTGCGGACGCAATCTTCACAGTTATATTTCCAGAGGATACGCTCGTCCATAGCCTCTGCCCATGTTTTCCCATCTTCTTTCCAGAAACGGTATTGTTCGCAATACATGCTCGCAATAAAGTCCAGAGATTTGGGCAGTCCCAAGAAGCAAATATGCTGCTTGAGCATTGTATCATCGGTGAGCCGGGGTTGGAACTTGAAGTATCGCTGGATGTATTGAGCATCGTATAGGAAGTTTTGTCCGACCACTTCAACCTTAGGGTGTGTAAGCAGTTGTTGGAGGAGGAATACAATCTCCGCTTCCTCTGCCTCATTCCAATAGCCATAAGGGGCTCCTGATTTCATGAAAGGAAAGCAAATAGCATCATGCACAGACCAAGCAATGCCAAGGCAAGCAATGTGATAATGGCGGGTCTCGCTATCGACTGCCAGTCGGGTTGGTCCGGGCGCGGTGTCCACGAGGTCGTAGAGGCGCTTGAGCATGAAGGTGGCTTGCTCGAAGGAGGGCTCGACGAGGAAGTTGTGGCGTGTGCGCGGCCAACCGTTGGTGAGACCGGATTGGATTCGACGGAGGTCCTGGACCATGACTCGCCGCAAATGCCACTGGCGAAGAACTGCGGCGGGGTTATAAGTCGGTACGACGACGCAGTAGTGCTCCCGCGAGATCGTCGACTCGAGTTGGCTTCCGCGCCAGTTGCCAATGCCCCACTCGCCGGTGAAGGCCCAGAGCGCGGCGTTGCCCAAGGCGATAACAAGTTTAGGCTTGACCCGTTCGAAGTCAGCCTTAAGCTCCTGCAGGGCTTTGTACAGCTCGGCAGAAATGACTCGCCCGTTATACCGAATGCCGCCCTTTGATAGAAACTCGTGCTCCTGAGTTTTGTTTGCGGCGAAGCAGTGCTCGATAAGCCCACCCGGCGGACGCGACTGAAGAACGTTGGTGAGATACATTTGCGCGCGAACAAGGCCTGCCTCCCCCATCATGAGAGTAAGTTCAACGCCACTGAAGCCGACGAAGGGCTCCCCGCGGGAAAGTTCTTCCGCGCCAGGAGCCTCTCCAACTACCATTACCTCGGCATTCGGTGGGCCAGACGGCTTGCATCGAAGGTCGACGTTGAGCATTTACATGGCTCCGTTAAGGATCTTGCGCGCGAAGTCCTGGAGGGTGGCCTGGAAATGATCGTAGTCGTCGCACATGTAAGCGTGGCCGTTGATCATGGTCTTCTCCTCGTTCGGGTCGTTGCAGGACTTCTGGATGGCGAGGACGTTCGGGTCGGTGGATGCCGATGGGACAGTAGATGCACAACCAAAGAGCCCGTAAGCCATAGCACCAAGCACGATAGCGCTAAAAATCGCAGGAAACTTCATGATTGACTCCGATCAATGGAAAGGATTGCGGCGATTGCGAGGGTAGCAATGTCGAGGAAGCGCGCACGGAAGGGTCCCTGGCCGCCTTGCGCGCGGGAGATCTGGCCAGAGATTTGCTGCATCATGTGGTAGGGAGGGGTGAAGTCGTCGTCCTCTTGGTCGCGAGAAGAAAGCTTGCTGACTACCTCAGACAAGACTTGGTCGAGGGGGTTGTCGGCAGGGTCGTAGGCTGGGGTTTCGGGAGTGATTTTCACAGAGGAGCCCTCTTGGCAATTAAATCTGATTCAGAGGCTATTTGCTGCGCAACCTCAATTCTTAGTGCGTCGACCGCGCCAAGTAGTGCGCGCAACTCGACCGCACGACCAGACCTGGCCGTAGCTGCGAGAGCGTTCTTTAGTACTTGAACAAGCTCACTTGCTGACAGTTCATCTTCGAGTTTCATTTCTCTTCCTTAAGTTTTTGCAACCGTTCGATACAAATGCCTTGGAATGCGGGATCTATCTCGCACCCAATCGCACGGCATTTGCAGCTGTGCGCTGCAGGGAATATTGGTCCAGTCCCAGCAAACGGATCCATAACCACATCTCCTGGGCTAACGGATCGCCGGAGGAGTTCGACATACAGTTCAACAGGCTTCTGCGCAGCATGGCCGAGTTGTGAATCTGTTGCGAACGGTCCGACCACATCGCTGGCGATAGCATTGACACCGCGATCTCCTTTTATGGCATAGAGGATAAGCTCATACCCACGCCGAGGCCCACTAGTAGGCCAAGGAACGCGCCGAGAAGAAGCGTGGCTCTTAGCGTAGACGAATGGAGTGCGGTGGACCTTCCACCCAACACGAGTAAACTCGTAGCGGAGGAAAGCAAACTTATCGATGTCGCAAAAGACATAGAGATGAGCCTTTGGTTTGGTCACGAGGAAGGTCCAGCACGCGAAGGCCTTCATCATCTCTTCCCACTCTTCTCCACCAAGGTCGTCATATGAATGGAGAATCGCAGTAGGATCGCCCCCGTCTTTAAACGTGTCCGCTCCCATACCGTAAGGTGGGTCGGTAAGGATGACGTCCACGCTCGATAGGGGACAGTCCAGTTCGCGCCAACTGCCGCAATGTAGGATATGCTCGTCAGAAAGCGATTTAACATCTATTTTCTCCGCAAGAGCTGCATGGCGCGCTTTCTCTTCGCGCTTGCGCAATAGCTTAACTGCGTCCTTGACTGTGGGTGCAGCCGCGACCTCGGGATCGGCAAGGTGTTTGGCGACGCGAATAGAATCGCGCGTGAATTCCTCGGCCGATCCGCTTGCGCGTTCGCGAGAGGACGGGAATGCCTCCCGCGCGGTGTCGAGGACAGTTTGGTCTGGATTCTTCCTTGCGCGCAAGCTATGAAGGAGCGCAATTGCTGCCGCTCGCTCTTGCCAAGTAAGATCTTCTCGGCGGATGTTCTCATCGAGTTGAGCTTCAGCCAGCGCCGTGTCGGAGTCGTCAGTGAAGACAAGAGTTGGCGCGTGGCCCAATGGTAGCTCGACGCCGTTGGAACGGATTGGAACTCCCAAAGACGTGAGGTGCTTGATAGCGCGTAGTCGGCGTTCACCGGCCACCAAGGTACCGTTTGGCCGGATGACAAGGGGCTGTAGAACGCCCAAAGCGCGGATCGAGTTTGCAAGCTCGATGATCTTGGCCATGTCGAAGTGTTTACGTTGTCGATCAGGATCAATTTTTATGCCCTCGATAAGGTAGGGAGTCATACGCGCCTCCATTTCCAGATCTCATAGCCGAGTTCCTTAGCGATGCGATGCTCGACGCGCGCGCCTTTGGACTTGCGCCAGCCAGGAAGCATGATGATCGCGGTGCACTGGTTGATGAGGATCTGGAGGCCAGTGCGGAGGTATTCCTCGCGGGTAGGCTGGCGACGGAGGGTACAGTTGAGGTCGTCGCCGATTTCGACTGGGTTGATTACGAGGAAGCCTTGCGCGCGCATCTCCGCCGCAATCTCGTTGAACGCGAGAGCGTTGCGGTTGGGTAAGCCAGTCATGGGACCGGCGAGGAAGTAGCACTCGTCCTTGGGGAGAAGAAGACAGCCTTCCTCCTTGACTTGCGCGAGGCCGAAATTGCGGTATTCCCGCTCCCAGAAGGCTTTCACTTCTTTTTCGACTTGCGCGCCTGGGACAGTGCCACCGCAACTGATTGCTTGTCCGCTTTCGCCTTGCCGAACTTCTTCTTCGTTGCCTCGTAGGTCTTCCCGGTGTGGAACTCCGAGATGTTGGTCGAGATGGTTTTCTTGGACGATCCTTTCTTGAGTGGCATGATTGCCTCCTATTTCAAGTGCAGTAATGCGTTCCTCGAAGTCTTCCAAGCACTTCGCGGTGCGCTCGTAGAACGACTCGTATTGCGGGAAGTTGTAGTTGGTCATTGCGGGGCTCTCGCTGAATTGATTGCCATGCTCAGGTACTTGTCGGCGAGTAGTGCGCTCGCCGCCGCGTTCTGATTGGCTGTACGGGCCTCGTTGAGGTTCCTGATTGAAAGCTGATTGATTGAATAGCAGCATAGGATGGAAAATAAGCAAATGATGACGTTAGCTGCGGCCAAGATGCAGACTGCGGATTCGAGGCTCATGTCGTCCCTCCATCTACGCGCTCACCGGTGTTGGGCCGGACTTGGACCGCGCGGTCGTCCCAGAGCTCAATCATGTGATGGTCCTTGTGGCAGGTGATAGGAAGCACCTGGCCAATGTGGCACAGGCACCAGTCGCGGATTTCCTGCAACTCGGCCTCGGTAGCGTTGTGCGCACGCGCAGTGAAGATGCGCACGTCGTGACCGTTGACTAGCCAGTTCTGTACGCGCATAACCATGCGAGCAACTGGCATACCAATCGACCCGCCGTTCCAGCCACCCGTGGCTGACCACGAGTAGTAGATGGCGAGTGTGCCGTCGAGGTCGACTCCGATCCAGCCGCTCATGGTGCCTCCACAAGGATTTGGAGATTGCCGTCGTCGATAGTCCAGTTGTGGGATGGAAGGCTCGTGTCGAGGTAGAGGTTCCAGACAACAGCAACGGGCGCGATCGTGTTGGCTTGGTTCCACTTCGCCACGTCCATGCGCGCGTAGTCCCAGGCCGCGTAGCCTACGCGAATGGTGAAGACCTCGGGGAGGACTTTGAAATACTCACGGCAAACGTCTTGGACGGCAACCATGGAGAGGTCCATGGAGACTCGGGACCACTTGATGCGTTCCATGTTAGGCTCCTTTGCCGTGCTTGTATGGGCGAGATTTGTTGTACTCCATCTTCGCCTCGATGGCTTGACCAAGGCGGAGGCCGAACGCGCCCGCGTAGTCGAACGCGCGAATGAGGCAATCGGCTAGCTCGATCTCCTCGGAGGTGAAGTCGGGGCAGTGCTCGTCGGGGCGGGGCTTGCGCACGCCTTCGGTCATCTCGCCGAGTTCCGAGTGCATCAGGTCGATTTTGGAGAGCTTAATGTCAAGCTCGTATTTGATGGCGTCACCGCCGAGGCCGTTGTCGGAGATCAAATGCGAGATGCGCAAGTAGTCCTCCCAAAAGCCGTGGTCGACGGAATTGCCAAACGCGCTCGTGCAGAGCTCTTCAATGGCGAGTGCTACGTGGGTTTTACTCATGATTGCTCCGAAAGGGGGCCGAAGCCCCCGTGTAAAGTTTAAGAAGCCTTACGCACGCCGGAGATCTTCTCCTGCGGCTCGTTGTTGTAGACCTCGTGCTTGACTAGCACGCGCGCGGAGCAGTGCATAAACTCGCGCGGTGAGGTGTCGCCGTCGTTCTTGCCCAGGGCTTCGCGCAGCTTGCCGAGCTTCACGTTCTTGCCCTTGCCCTTGGCCAGCCCGTCGGGCTCGTTCTCGTCCAGCTCGAGCATCACGCCATAGGTCATGAGGATGCGGGAACGGCCAGTCCGATGGCGCTGGACTTCGTCGTCGATCTCGAACACGACGTCGAGGCGCGCCCAGGGTTCCTGGGTCTTGTCGGAAAAGCCAGTGGCAGAGCGGAGGTCTACGACGTTGGCGGGATACTCGCCGGCTTCGACGAGCACTCGTTCGGTAGAGGTCTTGCCGGAGATTTGGGAGTCGAGGAATGTATTTGCGTCAAATGAAGGCATGATTATCTCACTATTGAGAGGTTAATACGTTTGCGTTTACAGTAAGAGCATATTGCGCCAAACTGCCAACCTACCATGTAGCTCACAATTGGCGCAGCGCGTACGCACAAATTGTCTTCCACCACAATACCGCAAGTGAAATAGCTACTGGCAAGTAGGTAAAGTGCTCGGGTCTTCTGGTCCAGTGAGGTCCTCCTTTGGTTTGCCTAAGAATTCAGCGTCTTTCTCAATGCAGTCCATGATCTCCATGATGCGGAGCATTTGGCTGGTTTCGTCCATTAGCCGGCCGGCTTCCATTACGCGCCCGGCGCCTGAGGTCCAGCCGTTATAGAAGAACACTCGCGCGATCTGGTAGACCATAGGCGGCATCTTGGTCCGGTCCACTTTCTTGCCGTTCGGGGAGAAAGCGCGTTCCCAGTCCTGCTCCATTAGGCTTGGCATAGTGGAAAATCTCCTTCTGGTAGAAGAGGTGATCGGTTAGCCACTGGAAGCACCAGGGGTTGGCGATGGGGATCGTGGCCTGGAGGTCGATTTGCTTCGGTATCATGTGCCCTCCTTCATCGCGCGGACGTTCTTCTCCCACGAGGCAAAGATCGGGCCGAAGTCTTGCGGGAGCTTAGCCGCGTAGCGCAGGTTGCGGGTTTTGAGCACTGCGCGCGAGTCCACCGTGTCCCACGTCCAAGCTGTGCCATCCCGTACAGCCATGATGACGTCGGAGAACATCGGAGGGATTTTCGGAGCTAGCTTTTGGCCAAGAGTTCCGACAGTGATTTTAGTACCTCCAACGACTTGGTCAACTTCTCGCTCGATGTGCGCGAGGGCAACAAAGTGACATCGGCACGAATCTGTGAGGTATAGGAGGTATTTTTCAACCTGATCCATGGCAATTCCCCAGTCTGACTGGGATCGTACGGGCTTGCCTCCAACCACCATCGACATTGCCGCTCGACTGAGTCCAGTGAGTCCATCAAGACAGAGAACGCGTGATGCGTCCCAATCCAGAACTCGCCCGAAATTTGTACCGGTTCGCTCATCAATGAATCCATTGAGGTTTTTGAGGAACTTAATGGCCATGTTGTAGGTTGCCTTGTTCGGGTCCTGCTGCTTGGCCAGCATCTCAAGGTTCCACGTGTTGATCTTCTCGGCGGCGTCGATGATGGATTCGAGGTCGCCGACCGTCATCGGAGTGTAGTTCCAATGGAGGTTGGGAGGAAGGGGCTTGCCCGCGCGCGTATAGTAGCCCACGAGGGACTCCATGCCAGGCTCGAGGCCTTGGTAGAAAACCTCGTAGCGAGGGGAACCGTCTTCTTTCTTGAGATCGACGATGGTGTGGAGCGCGGTGGTTTTACCGGTTCCGCTCTCACCCATGACGATCACGTTGACTCCAATGTCGTCAGCCATCATTCCTCCCATGATTCGATGTTGACGGAGACCTGGAGTTGCATGTCAACCGGATTGTCGACTTCGTGGTACGAGACCTCAGCCGTGACGTTGAGCATGAGATCTTCGGAATACATGAGCAAGCGCGCAAGCATTGACTTGGCCTCGCCGAGGCGCTTCGGCACCCAGCCGATATGTTGCCCTTGCCAAAGGACTTTGATCGCGTCTTGGTCGTAGGCGTTGTTCGCGTCGACCTCGAACTCGACTTCATCGCCGGGCGCGATATCGTGCTTGTGGGTTGCGTAGGCGGCAGAGTGCTTCGTGCCGGTCATGGTGAATTCTAGGATCTGCATAGTTATACTCCTTCGACGCGAACGACGGTAAAGACAACGCTGGGGTACTCCACCAAGAGGCGATCGCGAAGGACTTCCACGAAGGCTTGCGCGGCCTCGAGCGTTTGGCACTGGAACGGGTCGACTCCCGGGTCGGAGTAGACAAACTCGTTCTCCACCGGACCGCCAAAAATCGAGGAGGTGGTATCGGGATCGCTCACGACCACGGCGTAAAAAGGGAAGTGCATGAGACTGCTCCTAGAATGTGCGGAAGATCGAATGGGGACCATCCGCGGGTTAAATGCTCTTTTCGAGCTCTTTCGTTTCTTGGTCCTCGGTATCGAGGGGAGGGATGAGGCGAAGCGCGGACTGCGCAAACACGACGTCGGCCCGCATGCTGCTCACTCCGAGTAGTGGATTGTAGCCGTAGAAAAGATTCTCGTTGTGGACTACCCAAGCATCCTCTTGCGTACCATCAATCATCGGAACTGGGCCGATGTATTCCTTCAGCGTTCCGAACTTACCGACGTTTTGCTCGAAGCCCCTGATAACCATCACCAAGGCTCCAGCCTTCCATTCAGCATTTGCCACGATTTCTCTCCTGTTCGAGTTCAATCTCGAGTATGCGGCGCGGTAGCGTCGCTTGGAGTGCGCGATCGGGTAGATCGAAGAAGCTTCCTCCCCACTTCGGGTCGCACTCCAAGCAATGGCTCGTGATAAAAGCCCACTTCCGATCGCGCGAGAATTTGGCGAAGGCGAATCGCTCGCCGCAGTGCCGACATAGGAAAGCGATGTTCTGAGGATAGGTCGAGGGCTCCTCGGAATATACGTCTTCGCCGGCGAGATGGAAGTGGGAAAGGCTCATGGCGGTTAGAACCTGTAAGTCATGGTGATGAGGTGGGTGAATTTGGCGAGTCCAGGATTCGGGTTCGCGGTCGTGCCGTCGACGAGGAACTGATAGTCTAGCGACCAGTGTCCCTTACTGATGGAGATTCCGGCTGTTGGACTGACTCGCCAAGTGGCGTGGTGGTTGGCAGTGAATGTACCCGGCCCCCAGGGGTATATCGGAGATTGTGGGTATGATATCGTTTCGTACCAGACCTGTCGGTATGCGTAAGCACCAACGTTAAGACCAAATCTCCATCCTGAGTCGTTCTCGTAGAAAGGCTCGGCAGTTGCCAATACGCCATACTCATTTCCGTGTCCTTGAAAGGTTGCAGGCGGTGGATTGCCCGTGACTGTGTGAGTGTGAGGGTTGTAGTTCGCATCTGGGACACAGACGCATGAGGCCGAAATATCGCCCATGTACACCGCGTCGAGGTGGAGGTCGATGCCCCAATGGTTGGACCGATAGGCGTGCGCGACCACGCCGACCTTGACGGCAGGCGCGACGAGGTTCATCTGGTGCGGCACGCCATACTGGACCCATCGACCGTCGCCTTCGTTTTGGGTGACAGACGTGCCGAGGCCGATTTCAGCTTCGAAAAAGGACTCGGCGTGCGCAAGGGACGGTAGCGCGGCCAGGAGAAGGACGAGGGGTTTCATGATTTCGGCGGCTTTGTGGAGATGCGAAGATCGCCCGTCTCGGTGAGGAGCATGCAGCCGAGCTGTTGCGCGTCGATGAAGTGGTCGAATTCGGCAATCAGGGTCTCTTGCGTGTTACCGCCCTCGGATTCCCAAAGTTCGGACAGGGTGAACTTGTGCTTGATGAAGTCGAAGCCAATACGAACGGTGTCCATTTTACTCTCCATGTTGCCGCAATGCAGCCTTGTCGCGGTGGTACTCATTGCGAAGGGAATCGTCGACTGAGTGCAAAGCCATGAGTGCGTCGTAGCACGCAACCTTCACGGTTGGGTTGTCGCGCGCAACGTTTTCGAGTTGCGCAATCAGCATCTTGACCATGCGACTCTGCGCGCCGTAGAATAAGTTGAGCTTTTGGAGCGTGCTGTACTCCCGGCCGGACTTGTGGTGGCGTATGTGCTCGAAGTGGCGAAGCCGTTCTAGCATGGTTTACTCCTTTCGAATGAGGCGAAAAATGTCCGAGATCGTCTCTTTGACCGTGAGATTATCTTCTCCGTTCATTACGATAAACGTGCTGTGGGCCTGAAGGGTCGAAGGGCACATATAGATGATGTAGTCAGTGTTCACCACGACCTCGAATTCAGTATGGACCAAGATAAACATCAGTGCCGCTCCAAAGGATTCCAGTTCCGCGCGACGCAGTTGTCCGCGAGCCAACCCTCGTGGTCTTTCACCATGCAGAATTTCTTGAACTCACACCCGCCGTACTCGTTGCAGGGCTCGCCGAAGGCAGGAATCCCGTTGGGGTACTTGTCCTGCAGCATGGTGTAGTAGACCTTGGCCATCTCGAGCTTCGCGCACGTCGCCTCGAGCCACTCGTCGACCTTCCACTGCGGCTGGTCGATGATGGCCTGCTTGCACTCGTATTTGGATTTGAGGATGGAGGTTCCGCGCACGAGCGTACCGGTAACGTCGAGGCCAGTCTCACGCGCTCCCCACGCGTAGGCGGCGAATTGCCCGCGCATATCCCACTGCTTGACCCAGGAATCGCCTAGCCGCGTGGTGGTCTTGTCGTCAGTGAGATAGCGGCCTCCAAAGACGTCAAGTATGAGGTCAGTTCGGCCGCAAAACAGCAGCGGTTCGTTGGTGTCTGGGTGTGATACTGGTAAAGGAACGCAGAAGTTCCATTCGACACCAGGTTTTCCTGCAACCATTGGTATTGTGCCATATTCTGGATCGGTAAGAGGGAATTGTGAAGCATAGAACTCGAGCGCTCCGGCCATGCGGTCGCAGGTTTTGGGCGAGTCGTAAGCCGGTGTGTTGGGATCATATGAATGGATAAGCGCAGTAACTCCGGCTTCGAGTGCATCTTCGGCATCTCCAGGTTCGGTTTCAAACACGAGTTCGCGGCCGGAGATCGACGTGATGCTCGCGCGGCCGGTTAGGTAGCACAGGCGCATTACTTCTCCGCCCTTTGCGAACGCCGCGCCGGCCATGAGGTCTATCGACTTCCCCTCGAATGGGGTGTAGTTTAGCTCGTAAGCCCATACCCACCGGCGGTGGCACTGGAGCGCGGCAAGCATAGTCGAGTCGATTACGGAAGGAAATTGTCTCATTTTACTCGGTCTCGATGTAGAGAAAACCATTGCGGTAGGTTACGGAGGCGATTTTCAAGATGCCAGCGTAGTTGTCAGGATCGCGCACGACGATTTGTATGTTGCCGTAGATCTCGCCAATGTCGAGAGCCTCGAACACAGCGCCGTCGATTAAGTTCTCGAAGGTAGAGAGGTTCATTCCACAGGCCTCTTGTTAGCGCGTAGTGCGCGCACAGCTTCGCCCACCATATCGAAGATGCCGACTTGCTTCCCATCTTCGTCGAAAGTAAGCCAGGCGTCGTTGGAGAGCGTAATCATTCCCGCGACTCCGCCCGGCATAAGCCGCACCTCGTAGCTGATTGGATTGTCGGAGGTAAGAACAAGATGATATGCGGTCATGGCTCAGGGTCCATAAGTAGGTTGTACGCGCTTGTCGCGGAGTTCTTTCAGGTGCGCGAACGCTTCCTCGTGTGTTTTGAAGTGCTTCGCGATTAGCTTGCCCTCCCAAATCACGCGCCAGTCGCCCATGTGGTCGTCGTATTTGATACGGTGCTCGGTGGGTAGCATTACAGATCTCGCATGAAGGAGTCATAAGCCTCGCGGTCGATCACTTCCGGCGAGAGGCCCATGATGTGCGCGTCCGCAGACGCGGGGCCGACTTGGGCTTGCTCGATCAGTCGGCAGTAGTACCAATCGCTCAGATCAACGAGCTCCCAGTCAAACCGCCACTCGCCATTGCGACCGGAACCTTGAACTCCATCATCGCGCACAATGTAGAGGTAGTGTTCGACGTAGGCTAGCGATTCGCTAGCGCACGGGATAACGAGCGTACCGGTGTATTCGCAATCACAGCCGCCGTTGCCTTCGCAGCAAACCACTCGGTCGCCATACTTGAACGTCGTGCGCTCAATAGCGTATTTCATAGGGCCTCCCAGCCTTCGTATGAAAAATCGTTGCAATCTTCCTTGCGCGCAACAAGCGTGCGCGAGCCGCAGTTAACGAACGCGCGGAACTCGACGTTGTATGGCCCGCGCTCGTCAAAGTTACAGCACTTAGTCCAGTTATCACCACAGGCTAGAATATAGCAATCACCAACCTCGAACAAATCTCCGTGAATAAGACACTCATACTCGGGAAGCCAAACATCAGCTCCGGTCTTAATACAATGGTTGCTCATCGTCTTTCTCCTCTACAACGCTTTCCATATCTGGATAATCACACTCCAGACAGACCCACTCGTAGATCGCTCGCGTGAGATGGGCTTCTTCTGAACTGGTGAGGTCCCAGTGGCAGGCTGTGCTTTCTTCGCAGAAGCGACACCAGCCGCGACCGAGTCGCATTTTCGGCATAACTCCTCCCATTGGCTCATGGCTTGACCTCGTACTCGAGCCATTGTTCGCGATATTGCTCGAAAGTGTAGAGGCAATCGGGCGCGACACCTGCGCGCGTCATTGCACCCTTGTACTTGATGTAAGCGAGGAAGATTCTCGTAGACTCTTCCATACAAAGGCGACGGTTGAATTGCTCGTTTGCGCGTGTGAAGTTGCTCATGGCCATTGGATTCCCATTTTTTGCCGAAGCTCGAGTAGCTCTTCGATCAGCTTGTCGACTTGCGAATAGGTGAGATACCTGCGATACCATCCGTCGCACGACTCACCGATCTCGAACACGCCGTTTTTGGTCCGAGCGTATAGAATATTCGCGCGGTCGAGCGCGTCGATGATCGTTTCGCCCTCGTAGGGTGTGAGCGGATGCAGATCATCGCACAGCACATCATCGTCTTTCATTGCGACACCCCCTTCATCGCCTCGTGCGATGCGTGCCAGGTACGAATCAAGCGTTCCGCGTACTCGATGCCAGTTTCATTCTCGTCGATCGGGTACTCCGCCGTCGGTGACAACGGACGAATAACCTTGTGGAACATATACCACCATGCCTCGGCCATTTGTATCATCGAGCACATGGCGGCTTCCTCGCGCTTTTCTTGCGGAACGCCAAGTTGATCCATTGCCGCGATCATCCCGCGGTCCATCTCGTCAATCATCTCTTGGGTCATTACGTTCACTTCTTCTCTCCTAGTTTGGCGAGACCAGCAAGGGCTCCCGCAACGTCGATCTTCGGTGCGATGCCTGAGGCTTTCGCGTGAGTTGTCGTGCGCGCGGCAGTTGCCGCATTCGCACGGGTCTCGCGCAAGAGCGCGATCGCCTCACGCATTTCATCGCGTGTGAGCGCGGTTCCGGCTGCGGCTTTCGCATTGAGCACTGCGATGCGATTTGCCATCTCGGGTGTCATTCTACTTCCTCCGGGGCTACAATGTCGAGGTATTTGACCAAAAGCGTGCGCACCAATTCTGCGCGCGCACCATACGGCACTCCGTCCTCGAGTTCGGAATGCAGATACTTGTCCATGCGCTCAGCGAGCGAAGTGGGAATGCAAACGCGAAGCTCGTGCGGTCTATCAGGATTCTTAGTTCGCGGCATGGTGGAAATGCTCCTTGGTATGAGACTTATTAAAGCGCTCGAGTGCGGCGGCAAGCGCTTTAGCAAGCTCATTTGTGTTGCCGAAAACATCGAGCGCAGTGCGCACGTCGCGCGTGAGTTCCGCCGCGCTCTTCGTATGACACGCTTCGCACCAGGCCAATTGAGTCTCTTGGAACATAACCGGAGCATTGGCATGCTCGTACTTGTCCTTCGCGTCGACTCGAATCCAGGACCCAGGTGCATGTTCGCGCATGAGGCCGAGTTCGCGCTCATGCACATTCCCGCATGCGCGGCAGCGCGCTTGCTGCACAACCCAACGATAAGGCGCGGCCTCGGCAATGGCTCCCGCGCAAAGCTCTTCAAAGGACTTCATTTTCCTTCTCCTTTTGCTCGTCACAAGCGTATTGATCAGGGTCAAGCGGCATGAGACTACGCGATTTGATGATAAACTCTGCTACCATATCAAACTTGCGCATATCGCTCGCGCGCACGGTTTTCACAGGCGAGAGCGCGCGCACATGCCAACGCGACGCATTAGGCTCTCTAATATTCGAAGGCAACGGGCCGAAGTATTCATGCAGCGCGATAACCTCCTTGCCCGCGTTCGTACCGGAGATAATCAAACAATGAACCCCTGGCTTGATGATAGCCATTTTCAATCTCCTTGCAAATTGAGCTGAATCGCTTCGACGCGAATGATCCAAGGGAATGCGCGCGCCCAGCGATCTATATCATCAATCGCCAAGTGCTCACTGCCATAGAGAATCGTATCGAAGGCGGAATGCGTGAGGCGCATGCGTTGCGCCTCGCCTTCCTTTTTGTCGTGAGGATAGGCGAGCACTGTACTATCGCTATCGCCGAGGGAGAGAATGAATTGCAGTCGCCACATAACGGCTTTCTCCGAGTTTGTGGTAATGCGCGAATGATCGCGCGGGGGTCATATGCGGATTATAGGATAATACGCGGGAAAACGCAATGCCCCGCAAATGCGCGCGGGGCAATTGGAACGGGCCGGAATCGACAGCGCGGGGGTAAATCGGGCCGCTAACACCCGTCCCCATTTTTGCCGCTATGCGCGTATGGTCGCGTGCGCGAACGGCATGGCGGGGCCGCTATCATCCGCGCTTGAATATCCCTCTAATCGCCTCCACGATAATCTCGACCATGCAGCACGCGAGCCCGATGCAAAACATCACGCCCACGCCTCCGAAAAGAATGTCGAAAATGAGTTTCATAACACCTCCACCTTATTTCGCGTGAGATATTCCGCGAACTGGTCAGCATAGGTTTTGCCCATGCCGTTGTTACCGTGCGCGAACACTGCTACACACGGCCCATCTACAGGTCCGGGATAAACCCTCAACACGCGCCAAGCCTTTGTCGCGCCTGTCACCGGTAGAACCATCGTACACCCTCGCACGACAAATACCGGAATGCTCTCCACGGTTTCAATTCCGTCCATTATTTTCCTCCACAGGACAATGGGAGTTTATCGCACCAAACCACAGTATGATCGTAAAACCCAGTCACGCTCGGAAAGTCTTGGTAAAAATCCCAAGCGGCGTGGATAGTCACCACGAGCGCGATCCAAATCAAAATCGCTTTCACAATTTCCCCCTCGCAGCCTGCACAATCAAGAATGCCAACGCGAGCATAACCAACATTGCCGTGCCAAATATTCCTGCGCCTACCCAATCAACTATGCTACACATTTTCCCTTCCTCCTCTTCGCTTCAAAGGCGGCTCTCGCTAGACGTTTCATCCTGCAAGAAACTGGTGCATTGCACCTATGCCGCCTTTGAAACGGCCTGCGAACAGGCCGAGGAAACACACGGGAAACACACGCTATGGCGTGCGCGTTAGAACCACAGCGCGCTATAATGCGCATGGTCTGTGTGGTAAACATTCCGCTCGTGCGCGCGGATTAAATGCCGTGTCGTTGCGCCTTCGTGCCAGCCGCGCAACCACAGACAGCGCTTTACAATCTCATACCTAAGCGCAGGACACGCGCGCCTATCCACGCCGTGCATGCCAGCCTTTCGGCCCTGTTCTAGCGCGTTCATACCGCACCTCCTTCGAGCAACTTGCTCGCCAACAATTCCAACGTCGCCATTGGGTCGCAACTAACGCGCATGACCGCGCGCGCGGGCCAATAGCCCTGAATGCCAACGAATGCTAACACCAGCCGCACGCAACGATACTTTTCCGTGCGCGATTTGAACTCGTGCGCATTTACCGTGTCAATCATGGTATGCAGCCGCTCTTCGCCCAAAAACGCGATACAATCGTCGAGCGCGCGCAATTCATTTGTCACGCGGTCTGCCTCATACGTCACTTGATAGCCCACTTTCGCCTCCGTTTGCTAGGGAGAATGGCCCGCGCGCATAATTCGCGCTACGCGCGGGCTGATTGAAATTACTTCGCCAAACCGGCCAACGCAGCCGCAGCCTTGCTTGCCGCCGCTTCGCTAACTTTCTTTTCCTTCTTCGGCGGGCGAATGCGTTCGATTTCCGCAGCGACGGTTTCGTCCGCGCGCAACGCCGCGTGAATCTTTGCCCGCTCCTTTTCATCCACCACGCCATCGGCGTTCGCGCCCAACCCCTGCAGATAGTTTTGCACGGTTGAAATATCTTGCCCGTACAAATTGGCAAGCGCACGCGCCAACAGCCCACCAGTAGGCGCACTTTCGCCACTGCCTCCCTTCACATTCCATTCACCACTCTCGAACGCAGCCACTCTCTTAGCGAAGTGTTCCTCCCCTTCTTCGCTCGTCTTTTTCGTGCTAACCGTGTCGCCGAGAATTTGCTTCAGCCCATGCACTGCCAAATCATGATACAGCGGATGACTCGGATCGAGCACCACCTCATGTTCCGAACCGTGCGCGAATTTGTAATGAAACTTCGCCACATTTCCTTCGGCGTGCTCTACCTTCAACGTCACTTTCGGTACTTTCTTTTCGACCGCCACTTGCACTTCACCTTGAACGTCCGACATTTTGCATCTCCTAAAATGGGCTATCGCCCGGTTGACCGCACGCTATCCGCGTGCCGTTAAATCTAGTCTAGTACACTATCGCAAAACCGCAAGCCTATTTTTTGCCATACATCCGTTCGATTTCCGCGCGTTCTTTTTTCATAACTTCCTCTATTTCCGCGCGCTTCTTTTCTTCCTCACTAACATCCGCTACGCCCCACACACTACCGGGATTCCCACACGACAAGCGCAGCATGCGCGGTTTCGCTTCGCCATACAATTTCAACGCTTCGATTGTCACGCGCGACGCTTCCACGCGCAACGCGTGCGCGCTATCCTCCCTTACCTGCGCGAGAAACCTATAAAACCTAAGCCTTTCCCGCATAGCTATCGCGCTACTTTCGAAAATCACTTCCTTCGTCCCTTTCTCCACCACTTCTTGCAAAACCCTATCGAGCGCGGGATCGAACCATTCTTTGCGCTTCGCCATTCGAGCCTCCATTAGGAATACATGCGCGAAACATCGCGACCGCGCATCGCGAACCGCCCCCGGCGGCACGCCGCGCGCACCCATTCCTAATGATACCCCATGAAATTGATATTGTCAAAACCCCCATGAAACGTGGAATAACGTGGAATAACTAGCGCGACCGAGAGGGCGATCCTCGGACCGGGGGAGGGAGGGTGAGTGTGTGTGTGTGTAGTAGTTACTTAATTTTTTTTTTTCTTCATACCATACT